CTACTTTGCAAAATCAATGTGAATCTTAGCATCATTCTCTGTTTTTTCCCAATTCACTTTTGCCCCCAATGCTTCAGAAATAAATCTCAGATTTACATAAAAGATATTACTCGTAGGTTCAAGTGATGGTGCTTGATTTAATACAACTTTTTCTCCATTTAATAATGCATCATAAGAATTATTTGTTAACACTATAACTTTATTATCTTTTGATGCTGTCACAGTTTTTGTGTTATTATCCCATTCAATCGACATTCCATACTTTTCAAAAATGGGTCGCATAGGGACAAGAGTTGTTCCAAGATAAGTGACATTTGCATAAATGTCTAACTTTTCATCATTAATGTAAATGACTGGCTTGCTGCGTGAAGCGTTTACGCCAGTCCCTCCTAGCATTAACGTAATAACAGATGTAAGTAAGATTGCTTTAAAAACTACCTTCATACGATTCCTCCTTTAAATAATAATGGACAATAGACACAAAAGTATCTACTGTCCATTATTTTAATTGTAAATGTCACTATTTACAACAATTGTAATTACATTATTTCCACTGACAGTGACATTCGAATGATCGTTCAGTGGGCCTGATAATGCACTGCTAGAAATAGGTGTTCCGTCAACTTTGATATTAGAAAAAGTCGTTCTATTTTTTCCTGTATCAGTTTTAGACCAAACAGTTGATAACAGTTTCCATCTGCTTATTGAGGCAATATTCCAGCTTGCATTTGATTCCATTATTGTTATATTTGGTGTGTCTTGAAGAGAATAGCCCCCGAGTGTTGGACAAATAGATGTTCCATCAATTTTGATTCTTACTTTTCCATTATAATTGTACCAAAAATACATTAATGGAGCTGTGCCAGGTTTATAACCATTTTTTGTTTGTACTTGATTATAGCTAGGATCGAAAGTAGCGCTTTGATATTGATCCCAACCTGTATTTGTCTCACTTACATATGGACGATTTTTTTTCTTGAGAATTATTACTGGTTTCCATCCATAAGACGTAGCACTTGGCCCTAAATTATTATAAAGTTCCACACCCATGTCAGCTGCCCAAGAACCAATACCATCGGTAACAGTCGTAGTATATTCAAATCCACCATAGTTAAAAGCAATATGATTCGGTCTATCCAGACTCACTATATTACTGTCCGCTAATGGTAGTTGCATTAGTGCCATAAGATAGCTACCAGTAGTATTAACATTCATTCTACCGCCTACACCATCCCCAATAAATCCAGCTCTAGGAGCGACGTTAATACTGTTAGCCTCATTAAATTCATTAACATTTCCCGCTAGAAGACTTTCCACATTAGTATCTGTCTTATCTACTACCCATAATTCTGGGGCAGCATTAGCCGACTCTTCATAAAAATAAGTATATTGTTCATCGAAAGTAATGTAATCATAAGTAGTTTGGTCAGCACTTTTTGCAAAAGCTACTTTACTATCTCTTTCTTCTTCAACAGCATTTTTAGCAATTTGTAGTACGGCAGCAAGTTGATAATCGGCAACCTTTTGAGTCTCTTGATGCACCACATTAATCTCTGCCAACTCCAGACTTGAAGTTGGTAATGTGTCGTCAGCAAAAGCTGAAACAGGGAAAACCGCAAAACTTGAAATAAGAAGACTAGTTAATATTTTTTTACTATAATTCATATAATTACCTCCTTTTGGAATGAGATAATTGTATGTCATATCAGATAAATAAAATAGAATATATTTCCTTGTAATATTTTGTATTTTTGACTATAATAATGCGATTTTCGCTATATTATTATCTAATAGTCAATATATTAAATCCTAAATTTTTTTCTTAATTCGCTATATAATAAAAGCCCAATTTCATCGTAAAGAAATCAGTGAAATCAGAGCTACTTTGCAGATTGCTTCGGGTGAAAACTCAGCAGATATTTTGAATCATTAAGTGGTTTTATCGCAATCTCGCTTCCTCTATAAGAAACAGTGCTTAAATAATCAATTAAACTCTTCTTAACATATCCCCTTTTCTATCCTCTTACAGTTTTTATTTGTGAGATATTCTCAACAGGATTTTTAAATAATTCTCCTTATTCACATCATGCTGATTCTTTAAGAATTAACTTTAAAAATTGTTCATAAGAGTTAACGGTCTTACGTGATAAATTCTTGTTTTGACAATCTAAAAAGTCTTCTAAAAAAAACTCCAAATCCGATAACTCCATACAAATCCTCCATCTCTTTTCCTACAAAAACAAAACCCAATAAACCAAAAAGGTTTATCGGGTGAGATGGAAAAAGTTTATCGGATTCAAAACAAGTCTATCGGTTTTTATATACTGTCTGTAAACACCTTCCAGCAACCCACAATCCCTTACCCCGCACTGCCTCTAACCCTTTCAACTAACCTTATGCTCAATCCGCAGCTTGTCCGCTACCATGGCAATAAATTCCGAGTTAGTAGGCTTAGATTTGGAGATATTAATGGTGTAGCCGAATAAATGGCTAATGGAGTCGATGTTGCCACCTAGAGCCGTAAGGGTTTAACGACTTTCCAATTAAATGTAAATAAAGGCGCTCAAAGCTATTTATTGGCTTCCAGTTAAAATATTGGTTGGTTTATTTTCATTTCCACTATACTACATTCCTTATACAAATTCCAATTTTACCAAATACACAACTTATCCAACCTATCCTTCAAGCTAGGTGCACTGTCTTCTCTCAATATAAGCTTTGTATTTACTATCCGTTAATCTAAAGAATAACCTTCATTATATATTACGCTTGTTTCCATATTTAACTTTTTATGTTTATTTTATTTTGTATTTATATTCGTAAAATGCTTCGAAGGAGAACTATACATTGAATACCATGTCGAATATGATGTTCAGTACCTTCTAAACAAATTTCACAGTTGGGGTCTTATAACGATTGATTCAAATGCGGAAATACAGATAAACAATTTTGAATCTGATTGTGAAACAGAGGAAGAAAGAAGTACCGTGAAGATAGCATATCTTCAAGAACGAGAAGTATATTATCACCTGAAGAAAGTCAGACGAGACGTAAGACTGCATCCGAATTACTTCAGAGAGCAAAGATAAAGAAATGACACTAACGACTAAAACACCGTTACCGTTAATACTTCCTTCTGGCTTTAAGCTTAATGAGAGGGGGTGAAGCAAATGACCGAAGATCAGAAAAGTAAGAATGAACGTAACGTTGCTTTCAAAAGGTTTATCGAAGAACACAAAGAAACTGTTCGTGAAATCTCCGATGCACAGCCCAAGACGATCAAACCAGACGATGAATGGGCTACTGAACATGAATGGACAGAAATGTATACAGAAATGTCTAAGGAGGCTAATAAGGACAATTAATCAGTATTAAAAATGAGACTACTATTTATACCTCACACTAAAATTTGATAATGGAGACTAAAAAGAATGGGTAAAAATCTGAATACCGACATGCATAACGAGCACGATTGGTATATGAAGCGTCGGGTAGGGAATCACTATCAAAAGGTACAAGTCAATGAGATCACCCTAAATGGGGACTGGATGGATAAGATAGAATTGCGGACTGAATGCATTCAAAAGAAAAGCATTATACCGCTCTCTTCATTATTTCTTACAATTACAAAACCACATTTTTCCACTACTGCACATAGAATATTTCATAATTACGACATGTTCCAAGGTGGAATAGTATACTGCATTTATAAAAGCGATTCATTACAGTATGTGGGGAAAACCATATCATTTAGAGAAAGAATGCAAGAACACAAGTATACTTCGGATTTTGATCTTATGGATGAAGCTATTGTAATCCATGGTCGCTTTGTTCCTTTTGAAGAAGACTTAGACATCTACGAGTTATTTCTGATCAACACTCTTAAACCAAAAAATAATAAAAAGCTTGTATACACCTATTAAAATTATGAAACATTTAGACAGCAACACGTTTGATCGTGGCTGCTGTTAGGAACAAGCGTGATATAAAGCAAACTTTTTCGATCGGCTGAAGTGCCTACCACTTTCTAGAATCTCAATTAGTTTCTAATACTCGAAACCACTCCCCCCTACCCTACCGCAATTTATCCAAACAAAAAAGACCTCAATTTGAAGGCTCTGTACCTACTTTCCGTTTCGCTAACTCTCTGTATATCATTGGTTTTGAAACACCTGATCAGTTCTCTTATTACTTTAAATGAATATAAAATACAAAAACATAAATAAAAATACATAACGAAATACCTTTAATCTCGCTTTAATTATCGAATGTCGCAAAACACCAATTTTGCGACACCCTAATTGCTTCCATTTGTATATATCTTGCAAAAAAAATAGGGGGACGATGTATTTTCATACAGGAAACTATGAAGTATTGACGTTTAACACTACTTAATTTCTTTTTTTAAATAGACTATCAAGATATTTGTTCTTATCTAAAGATTCTTTTATTTTGGTATGTATTAACTCTAAACATCTCATCTCCCACAACCTATATTGAGACTGTCTAATGACAAATTGAGTTAAATCAGGTATTTGTTTGATTTTATTGAAACCAATTTTATACTCACCATGATTAACAGCTTCTTCATCTTCATAATATAGCTTCATGATGCTAACATCCTCTCGCATTTCATTAACATTTGGCTTAGGAGGATATTCTACAATATTTGAATAGTTATCAATAAGAAATGTGAGAAGCATATGATATCGACTCATACTGTTTTTTTGAGTGAAAGAAATTGCGTCTTTTTCATCAAGAATATCTTCATATCCTATAAGCCCATATTCCAAATTAATAGATGAATATAAAGTTTCTAAAAAAAGAAGTAATTTTTCTTTTTCTGTAGGCGCATTAATGCCTTCGAAAAATTCGTTAAGTAATCTAATAAACAATCCCTGTTCAAGTATATTGCGATTTATATCGAATAGTGTTTTAAAAACTATATCTTGTTTTATACTAAAAGGTTTATCCTCAAATAGCCTGAGTAATACTTCCTTTTTTCCATCATCATGTAAAACCTCTATACATTTTGCAGCAAAATACTCTTGAAATGATCGATGTGAATATTTATAACTAAACCCTTCTTCAATTAGTATACAAACTGATTTGAGCAAGTCTTCTTTATAATCATCTTCGTTAAATTCTTTTTCTTCTAATGCTTTTGCAGTAGAAATATATTCAATAAGTTTAGTATTATTAAATGATATTTCATCTTCTAAGTAACTAAAAAGAGAAATATAGTTTAATATTCTTTTAAATTCTGTAATAGAAAGAGAAGTGAATCTATCTCTCTTTAGTCCTTTTGTAGCATCATGCTTTGAGTAAAGAACATCAAAAGCAGCTTCATAAAACTCATGTTTTTTTTCAGGAATATCAGCATGTTGATTAAAAGTGAGAAACATTATTGTTAACAACAATGGTATAGATGCAAAAGAATAATGTGTTTTGAATAGAGAATCTTCTAACGCTTTGATAAATTCTATTTTTGTATCATTATCATACTCTAGTTTCTCTATCATTGTTTTTGCTTGACTTAAACTTAATAAATCTATATCCATCTCCTTGAATGATATCCATTCACTGAACTCATTACTATTTCTTGACGAGACAATATATTTATTATCTTTATATACATCTGTTAATTCTAATAGTTCTCTCTTTACCTTTTCTCTTTTAACATTCTCTATTTCATCAAAACCATCAAAAAACAATACAAATTTTCCTAATAATAATGATTTTTCTAAATACTCTTGGCTTAGATCAAAACCTAAATTATTCAATGATTTATAAATAGTATCCAATAAGTTTAGTTCTCTTCCATTCATATCCTTCAACTCAATAAAAAGCGGAATACGATCAGTCTCTAAAATAATATTCATAAACGCATTTTTCATAAAAGTTGTTTTCCCAATACCACCAGTACCAGTTATGATAAAGTAATTGCCCATTCTTAATAACTTTTTTATACTCTCAGTCTCTATACGTTGACCATTGAAAGTAAGGCTCTGACTAACATAAAAATCCTTTAGAAATACAGATTCTCTATTGTATAATATAGTTTTAATCTTACTATACTTAGCATAAGCATTATTTAAATAATTCTGAAATGCCTCTCCACACTCAACATCTTTCGAATTCCCTTTATTTTTAGAGATTTGAAATATACCTTTTACGATTCTTTCAATATTTCTCTCGAATATTTCTACACCAAACTTAGCCAACTCTACATCCACGTCTATTCACTCCTACTAAATTATAAATTCATAAATTTAATACTTTATCTACCCTGATAATTTATATGTGTTCTCTCAACATTAGAATTTCATATAAATTACACTCTCCTTAATACACTTGGCACTCTAAAATTTAATATATTCAACATCATTAACCTCTTTGATCTCTTACACCATACTCACTTAATATAAGCCCAAAACGCATGCTTTGGGCTATCTTACTTTGCGTACCTATATTTCTTCAGCAAATACATCTAAAACTACAGTGTTCAATGCAATTAGTGATTCTAAGCTTATTCATCACTATCAATCTGATAACCTTGACTGCGAAATCATCATATTTGCTCATATCCAGTGCATTTTCTTCTAACTCTATTTCGACTTCATGTATTCCATTAATCTACAAAGATAGTTATAATGACCTATACATATACTACCATAATACAAGTTGATAGGAGCAGCAAAAATTGGCTAGAAGACGAAAAAAGAACCCTCTTTAATAGAAGTGGCAATGCAGATAATTGTAGTCTGTGCCTTTATACTGGCATTCAATCTCACCTTCAGCAAATATGGAGCATCATTAGGAGATTCTTGGTTAAATCTATTACTAATTGCCGTTATCATTGTGCTGACAATAACTATTACCTTACGTCTTGCTTATGTACAAGAAAAATTAAAAAAAAGCAAATATCAACGAGATTGACAAAATGAGCGTCACGATGTTTGAGCGTTATTTGGAACATTTTTTCAAACGACAAGGATGGCAAGTGAAACACACTGGTGGCAAAGGTGACTATGGCGCTGATCTTATTCTGTCCTCAGCAACGAAGAAAGTTGTTATCCAAGCCAAACGATGGAAGAAGAATGTAGGTTATGAAGCCATTCAGCAAGCTTACACGAGCAAAGACATATATGGCTGTGCCGAAACATGGGTCATAACCAATAGTAGATTTACAGAGCAGGCTAGAGATAGTGCAAAGCATCTTGGGGTTAAGTTATGGGACAGAGATGTGTTAATTGAAAAGATGTCGAAGGTCAATGCAGCATAGACAATTAAGGTGAATGAACAGGGAGCAAGTTGATGTTATAACTACTTCGACTGTTGCTGTTCCCATCAAGCAAGAAGAGGACTTATTTGTATGTACCAAATGCGGAAAACCAGTCACCAACAAAATCAAGAATTACTACTTATCCAAACAAAGACGTTTTAATGGAAGAATCTACTGTTATGATCATCAAAGATAATTGAACTATGAGGTGAGACTGATTAACGAACTACTTATTGATATGGAGAAATTAAAAACCGTGTTGGTTTCAAAGGCTACAGGTGGCGATTCTAATGAACAGGAATATCGCTCTTTACGTGAAAAGTTAATTAAGGTCGATCGCATTAAAAACAGCCTTCCACGTTTCGTTTCTACTTGCCGTACTTTGTCCGAGTTTTGGGGACATATCACCGAAGTATCACCGACATACAGAGGACGTAGAGAATATCTACGGGACGCTTTCAATAATCTTTTAGAAATGCTTGAAAATGATTCATCGTCCCCAGCAGATAGTGTTATTTCTGACTCATTAATAGGTAAAGTTAATGCTTCTTATATTCAAGAAGCATGGACAAAATCTCTTGAAAGACGTGAGACTGACCCAGAAGGTGCAATCACGATGGCTCGTACTCTATTGGAGAGTGTCTGTAAATTCATTATGGTTCAAACAGCAATAAAGTATGAGGAAAAATGGGAATTACCTCAGTTATATAAAGGCGTACAAACAGCATTAAACCTCGCTCCTGATAATCATACAGAAGAAATATTTAAGCAAATCCTAGGAGGTTGTGCTTCTGTTATTCATGGATTAGGCTCTGTACGTAATAAACTGGGTGATGCACATGGACGTAATCAGAGGACAATAAAACCTTCAAAGCGTCATGCCCAACTTGCTGTGAACCTAGCTGGGGCAATGGCTGACTTTTTGTTCTCAACATGGGAAGAACAAAACAAAGTAGATAAAAACTATAATACAGAGGTGGAATCGTAATGAGTAGAGAAGTGGAATACAATTACCTGAAATGTGACTGTGGTTGTTATTTCGAAGTTCAAGCTTTTATCCTACGTGGGTTCAAGGATAACGAAGACATAAGTTGTCCAAAATGTAACAAGTTTGTAGCAACGATTCGAGCGGATGTTGGATACGAAACAAAAATCCTTTCGGAGGAAGAACTACTAGATATTCATGTGAATCAAAAAATTGATCTTGCTGTATTCAGACACAGTGAAGGTATTAATTGTGTACTTTGTCATTCGAACACTACTAGTTTCGTTCTGTCATTGGAAGAAATTGATGCTGATTCCATTGCATGTTGTGAATCCTGCTATGAGAGTAATGATATTAAAAATGAGAACAATCGTCTATTCATTTTAGAAGAAGATTGAGGATATTAGTTTTTCGTTGTATACATAAAACTACGGTTTCATATACGGCACATTCGGTAATCACGTTAGGTCGCTAACGAGAATATGCCTGTTTTTAATAGACATCAAGCAGTACAATTAATATTAATAAACAACCTTAACGGTAGATGTAACAAGTCTCTGACTGCCGTAGTGTCCTAGTCTAATCTGCAATGATCCAAGGGTCGGCAATATCATCAAACTTTACCGTAATCAGTTTATTCACCATCATGAAATTATAATTAAGTTTTACCAATGGCAAATTCAGAATTTACTATTAAGGAGTTGTCTAGATGAGTATTATTCATGTGACACAAATTAAAAATTATTTAAACAGTGTATATAATGGTCGTATTGATCTATCTGACTGTAACCCAGATGAAAATGCATTCTTTTTCCTAACAAGAGCATTAACAGCCTATACAATTCAAAACCTGGCACAAGTTGATCCGAGTACAGCAAGTAAATTTGTGGTTGATGGCTCTAATGACAATGGCATTGACGGTATTTTTTATGATGAAAAAATGAAGATTTTATATATTGTCCAATCCAAATGGATAAGCAATGGTACTGGTGAACCTGAAAATGGCGATATTAAAAAATTCATCTCAGGGACAAGAGACTTAGTCAATTTTGAGTTCAATGTTTTCAATAAAAAAGTACAGAATCTTTCTAATTTAATTATGAAGGCTATCGGAGATTTCAATATAAAAATCCAAGTGGTATTAGCGTATACTGGGATAAATTTATCAGAGCTTTCAAAGCGTGATTTCGAGAATTTCGAGAATGAAATGAATGACGCTAACGATATTTTATCAACCACAATAATGAACCAAACTCGATTGCATGATTCATTAAAAATTGGTATCTCTGGGGAGCCAATAAATTTGGAAATTGGTCTAAAGGAATGGGGGAAAAAAGAGGAACCTTTAAAGGCATATTATGGACAAGTAAATGGGCTTGAGATTTCAGAATGGTGGAATAAATATGATAACAGATTATTCACGAAAAATTTACGTGAATTAATTGGTGATACTGAAATAAACAGAGAAATCAGAACTACAATAGAAAAAGAGCCAAATAATTTTTGGTACTACAATAATGGTATAACTATTATTTGCAAATCAATAGTAAAATCTGCCTTAGGTGGTGGTGACAATTCTTTTGGTCACTTTAGGTGTGAGGATGTAAGCATTGTAAATGGTGCTCAAACCGTTGGAACAATAGGAAAATTTGCTGTATTAAAAAATAAAGGCGGAAAATTAGAGAACCTTTTTGTACAGGTACGAATAATTTCACTTGAAAATACTGATGAAGAATTTGGTAAGAATATAACGAAAAATAATAATAAACAGAATAAAATAGAGAACAGGGATTTTGTAGCCTTAGATCCAGAACAAAGCCGTATCCAAACCGAACTAGCCATAGATAAAATCTCATACTATATTATGAGAACAGAGACACAGAATAAAAAAGAAAAATCATTTGACCTAGCGGACAGTACCACTGCTCTTGCTTGTGCTAACAATAAACCAAGCATCACTGTACAATTGAAAAGAGAAATTGGTAAACTGTGGGAAAGTATCGAGAAAGCCCCTTACACTGCTCTATTTAACCCGAGTGTTTCAGGTATTTATGTTTGGCGTTGCGTTCAAATACAAAGAAAACTTGATGATGCAATCCAAGAAGTCTCTATTTTCAAACAAAATAGAGAATACAGTATATCTGTACATGGTAACAGGATAATTGCTCATTTAGTATTTCAAGAGATGCCATTAAACTTATTCAAAAACCCTAATTATGAATTCGATTCATACATAAATATGTTTGACTTTACTGCACGAGTAACATTAAATTACGATTTGATTTACCAGTGTCTCAATGATCTATTTGGAAATTCAGCTGTAGTACCTACATTATTTAAAAATGTAAGAAAATGCGAATCTCTAGTTGATGAAGTAAATAAAATCAAAAAAGAAAATTCCTTGTAGTACATTATGGTTGAAATAGAATATTGGAAAATGGCTTCTGATATAGGTTCAAGATATTTCACAATCCCTTTGCTACTATGCCGATTTCTGAAGAAGGCTTCAAGGGTAACAAGCAGTTTGCGAAGAATACGGTTATAAAAAGAATGAAGTGGAATTTATATAATCCATCCTTTAACACAGGATGGATTTTATTTAATACAAGTGATAGACACGTTCTATTCAACAATTCCCCCCAGATGTCTTCACCTGAAGAATCTATTCCCAATCTCTATTGGCTCTCATTTCAGAAGCCCGCTCTGCTCTCATTTTTGCTTCAAATTCAGCCCTCAGTTCTGCTTCTATCTCTCTTCTGTATTCTTCCTGATCTTCTTTGCATAATTTCGCATAAAACATAGATGTCGATGCAAGATTGCCAACGGCACGATAGGAGCGAAGCGACAGGACTTTATGTAACGTTCACAATTAATCACATATTGATTCGCTATACCCAACAATAGTGGGGGTGCTAAACCAACTGCTATGTTGTTTATGTTCTAGTTCGCTTCGCTCGCAGAACATAAACAACATAGCACCTGCCGCACCACCCCCACACCCCCTCAGGGCTGGTTAGATACTACTCCCCCTAAACTATGCCTTAACTTTCCGAAAAATAGCATCCCAAAATCCAATATACTTTCTTTATTATTCACTCCAATTCGTACTCCCCTCTATATAAAGATAAAGAGTACGACTTGAGAAGAAATGCTAATAGACATGTATAGCTTTGTTGATTGACCTAAAATAACCAGCTGTTTCATTAGCTACAAACCTACTATTCTTAAGTAGTTTACCGAAGTTACTTCTTGATAAACCCATTCTTTCAATAATCTCAGCTTTAGAATACTTCCCTGCTGGTAAGCCTTTAAGATGTTCAATCAATTGATCAACTCTGTCAGGCGCAACGACTTTGGATGAAGCTTGCTTTTCCTTAAACCCTAGCTTCATGTATTCTCTGTTACTTGAGCCTTTTATTTGCCCAAGCACATCATCAACGATGGCACTGTCACTGTTGACGATGAAAAATTGTCCGCTAGGCATCTCGTTTCGTTGAATACGTTTTATACTTTGATACAATTCAGCAGCGATATAGCCTGTTTGAAATGACTTAAATTCATCATTTTTAAATCTACCAGAATGAATATCTAGTGACTTCTTACCCAAATCAGTTCTGTTGTATATCATGTACTTCAATAAGTAAGTATTGATCGTATGGAATGTTTGGAGTTCCAAGTATCCAACACTGAGTAAAATCAGAGTAATCATTTCTACCGATAAGATTACCAAACCAGTTGATTGCATACCCTTGATCACTGTATTCGTCACCAATGCATATAGAGTCAATCCCAGTTTCGTACATTTTCATTCGAATTTGTACTGCATTGTCTTTATGACAAAGAATGAGAGTCTTATCAGTAGGAGCATGTCGTTTCTTTATCATTTTGCAAATCTCAGGATAGAACTCATCTTCGTTTGCCAATAGATTTGAACTACTTGTGTTGAAATTTACGATTGTGAATAACGAATTGCTATGGTCTATTATCCGCTCTTGTCCGACTACAGTGAAAATATCCTTATTACTGTATGCACCATCAATCCCAGCACTAGCATCTAAGATGATATTGTTATATAAACCCCAAAGTTGATACTTTGGATCAAACGTGCTTATGTTCCCATTGTTGTAGATACAGCTTTCACTATACCAAAAAGGAAGTCCCTTAAGCATTTCTGTTAAATTATCCTTCTGATATTTATTGTCCAATTGAATTGAATTGGTATTTTTATTCGCTTGCATCAAGCTTTCGAAGTTTGTTAAAGTTTTTGGATGAATCCCAATTTCTACTCTGACACATTTATTCTGCATTCTATCCTCTTTAAGCTTCTCTAGTTTTAAATCAAGTTTTAAGCAGACTTTATCCAATTGACCCTGAAGCGATCTATCTAAGTAACCCCGAACTTCATTATAAAGACGTTTCGAATAAGAAAAAGTAGGCATACTCACTTTTTCATCTATTATCAATACATTTCTTCTCAATTTGAAACATTCTCTTAACTCGTCATCGAGACAGAGATTAACGTAACGCTGATGTGTAATTATAAGAACTCTAACATCTGCTAACTTGTGCGGCTTATTCTTCCATTCAGACCAGTTATCCTTTGTAAGTCACAGTACATTCAATTTCAATTTATGATTATTATGATCAAGATAAGCTGTCGCTTCGTCAACATCTCTTCTGAAGCGTTTCACGATCAAGTACCTATTGTTGTTTTCAATATCACTCAGGCCTCCTTTGACCCACAACAAGTAGATAGATGATGTTCCTTCTCTGTTGAAAGATAGCAAAGGCGGCGAATAGCCAGATGACATTCCGCCTTTGCGTAAAATAAATTATAGATATTTCTCTAATTATCCAACTGTTATTAATTTTTCATAACTCTTTTTGTTAGATTATCTACTTTTCTAAGCAGTATGGTACTTTACTTCTGATGTAAAAACAGAACAGTCAGAAGGCGTTCCAAACAACAATAAATTTTTCTCTAAAATTAAATTTCCATGAACGTGATTGGACTATGCTTTTGATATTTCCTTCCAATTTCTTCATCTGTAAAATCCAAATAGGCTCTTTGGGTGACCTCAACAGATGAATGTCCGAGAATTCTGCACAAACTAAACCAATCACCATTATTGAGGATATAGTATTTCGCAAAGTTATTACGCAATTGATGGGGAGTAATATCTATGTTGACCTTCTGCCCTGCTTCCCTCAAAGCCCTCTCGTAATTTCGAACCTCAAGTTGTGTTCCTCTTATGGTTGGAAATAGGAAGACACTCTCTGAATATCGATCCTTGTATCGCAACCAATATTTAAGATCATTCGCCGTTTTATAGGAAAAGTATGCAAATCGTTCTTTTTTGTTCTTTGCATTAGTAATATGAATACTTTTATGTTTGAAGTCAATGTGCTCAGGCATCAAGAACAAACACTCACTTGTCCTCATACCTGTGTCGAGTAACAACCGCATGATCACATAGTTTCTATACCCATAAAATGTTGAGTTATCGAACTGTGACAGCACACTTTTAAGTTCATCCGAAGTTAAGGTCTTTTTTACTTTTCGTTCCATCTTTGGATTCTCAAGTGTTGCAACTGGGTTCTTTGGTATCTCTTTTTCAATTTCGTACAAGTAATTAAAGAAAACTTTAATATTCCGAACATAATTGGCAATTGTCGTCGATGATATTTCTTTCTTATAATCACTTCGATGATCTGGATAATTATTTGACTTAGTCAGTTCATCATTTACTACGGTATATTTTCCACGTTCCCGAAGGTATTTAACATACTGCCGTATGTGACCTGTTTGAACTTTTCCTACCTCTTCAATCTGAAATGAATTACTTAAATACATTGCGAACAATTTTAGTGTTTGTTCATAGCTTGCCAAGGTCTTGCGAGAAAGATTCCTGGAAGAACAGTACAGCATAAAGTTATCAATCTGAAATTCAACATCAGTCACAAGAAAAAACCGCCCTTCATTGGATTTTTGGAAACCCAATAAACAGCGGTATTTATAGCTCTTCTCAAAAACATTTATCGGTTTTAAACACACCTTTTCGGATATTTATCGGTATCTTTACGTTACCTATAAACACCTACCAGCAACCCACAATCCCTTACCCCGCACTGCCCCTAACCCTTTCAACTAACCTTATGCTCAATCCGCAGCTTGTCCGCTACCATGGCAATAAATTCCGAGTTCACTCCGGACAAGCTCGCTCACAAAACGCACAACGACGCGGAAAGTTGGGCGTGAACACTTCGCTATTGCGTTAAATACTGCGCACCTTTATCGGAACGTTTAGCGAAAACTTATCGCTAAAGGAGACGCAGACAAATGGTACGAAAAGATCCTAAATTTACGTTTGTATCGAGAGGGGGTAAGGGCGTTAAACTATCGCTCCCTAAGCATATTACGCAATTTCTCGATTCCAAACGGTTAGAAAATCGCTCACCTAAGACGATACTAGCATATAAACAGGTGCTTGATCAATTCCGTAAATGGTACGATGCTACAGAGTATAACGACTTCACTACGGAAATTCTGCGTGAATATATCGAATATCTCACGTTTAGTAAAACGAAATGGGACGACCATCCTACAAGTCCTAGCGGAAGTGTGGGATTATCGCCTCGAACGGTAAACAACGTTATTAGAATTTTGCGTATCTTTTTTAATTACTTCATTAAAGAGCATGTCATAACGCACTCACCAATGGACTCAGTAAGTTATCAGCGTGAGGAAAAAGGTAGGTTTGAAGTCTTCTCAGACGAGGACGTAATCAGGCTTCTCAGCGCACCTAATCGGAAGGTCTACACCGGCCGTCGTGATTACTGCATGATGCTCGTTCTTGTCGACTGCGGTCTGCGTATAAAAGAACTAACCGGTCTGCGTGTCTCAGACGTAGACTTCAAACTCCGCCAAATTGTAGTTCGTGCGGAGATTGCTAAGTCCAATACGACACGTGTCGTACCAGTTTCACAGCGGACATTAAAAGAACTAGAAAAGTTGATTTCGTACATGGACGTTGAAGGTTCAGATTACCTCTGGCTGACCCAATTTGGAGAAAGGTATTTAGGGGATACGTTCGGAAAGATGCTTAAGTTATACGCTAAGAGGGTGGGTGTTATTGGACCGCGGGTCTCCCCTCACACATTTCGTCATTATTTTGCCGTGAAATTTTTACGAGGTAGTGGCGACACAATAGCCTTATCCCGCATCCTTGGGCATGTCTCGTTAGATATGACTCAAGTCTATGTTCGCTTTACAGGTACTGACTTACAGGAGCAGCACGATAAGGCATCGCCAGTTATGCAATTAATAGACAGTGGGAATGAGAAAAAGCGCGGAAAGAGAGTATTTAAATAAACACATAAAGTAATAGGCCCGTCATTAATTGGCGGGCTTATTGTTGCGTTTAAAAATCTAGCGTTATATAATACGAACATACATTCGCATATGAACGGAGGAAATCGAATGACCACAGTACCCGCAAGTATTACCGAACAGGACCGCACGCTCATTAAGCCCTATGTTATCTTACCGATGGTGCAGGCCGCATTCGAGCGTGATTCTAACGTGTTCCTTAACTTAAAAACACCGGACCCTTACGTAGATTGGTTAGCGCAAGCTCGTGAACGGTTAGCTAGTGAGGCGCGCAAGATTAAAAACGAAGCGTTTCGGCGCGGTATAAGAATGACGAGTAAACAGCGCATAGACGGCGGGCTTTTGGTGCGTTATCAATGCCGGGGTTTCTTCGGAGATCTTGCGTTACCAGATACGGAGGTCGCGGAAGAAGCAGCGGAATTAATGCGGAGGCTATTGAAATTTTAAACGCAAAAAAAAGGCGCAGCCCCTACGGAGTCACTCCCGTAAGAACTGCGCCTTTTAAATCGTTAATCCTCCGCCTTATCTCCGCCTGTACCTCGCGCTGCGTCAGAAATTCCCTCCGCCAGCATATACGCAACACACGCACCAACCGCGCCAATGACGCCAGTTACGTGCAGCACCGTATTGTCGCCCGCACCCGAAGCCGTAAGTACCGAAGTAGCTAACGCAGCTAGTAGCGCCCAAAACTTCCGCGAGGATAATTTGCGTAATATATCGTTTCTATTCATCGTATTATTTCGCCTCCTTAATTGTAACACTTGCGGTCTTCGTAACGTTATCCCACGCGATGGCCGCGCCAAACTGATCGGACATCTCGCGCAATGGAACGTACACTGCTCCGTCAATCAATACGCCATCCTTCGCCTTACATCCGTTAACTACTACGTTCGCTTTATATACGATCATATCGTTGACCTCCTGTTTAATCGGATTTAACTTCGGCTCACTTTTGCGTGCCGTTAGGTGCGCCTCTACTAGCGCTTTAAACGCTACCCATCCGGTCCATTTACCGCTGTCGTACATTAAGCGCGGACATATTTTACCGGACCAATCGTAATGTCGCCGCAGTCTATCCACGCCCCATCCGCGTTCCTTTAACATCAATGCTACGAGGCTCGCCGCATTATCGAGCGTCTTCGCGTAGTTACCACTTTCGCATATCTCTACGCCGATCGACGTACGGTTGCCGGATTTTGCTGCGCTGCCGTCTCCGCTATGCCATGCGTTCTCATTCAGCGGTAAACATTCGATTGCCTCGCGCTCATCGACTACGATATGGAATGACGCTTGGCGCACGTTAGTCGGATTCGTTAGCCATGCGCGTTCATTAGCTGCCGAGGACGCCGGATTACCCGTATTGTGAATCGTAATAGTCGTCGCGCTCATAGCGTATCCAGGCCGCCGATTGCACACGGTCGTCTTCGGTATATAGTCCTTGCGATAATTAAAATCGCCCATATTTACGCAGCATCCTTTCCGTTAATACTCGATTTAATTTCGTGAACGTCTTGCGCTAGCCCTTCGTATTGACCCGCGAGCGCTTCGAAACGCTGCGTCAATCCCTCCGCCAAGCGCATCAAGCGATCCTCACGCGCGATTGCTTCGCTGTGCATCCGCTCGCGTTCCGTCTTGGCTTCCGTACTTATGCGTTCTTCACGCGCGCGAGCTTCGTCGGACATTCGGCGCATCTCTTTCCATAATGTCCACGCGATAACTGCGGCTGCTACCGCAAATATTCCGTTCTTGGCGACCTCCGCCCAAAGTGTTCCGTCCATTAAGCGGCCGCCTCCGTTTCTGGCGCGAGATACTCCGCAAGTGCGCGGCCGATCTCGTCGTCGAGCGTTTGGAGTACAGATAGGCGGGATTCAGCGTTAGGTAATGCGGCTAATACTGCGCTAATCGTTGCGGCGAGTTCTGGCGCGGGATTAGCGGTATCTATCGTACATTCGAGTAATGCGCGTACTTTCATATAAAAACCCCTTTCAAATAGAAGGACTCTTGTCCTGTATTGTAGAATTATGGAAGTACAAGGAGGTGTATTCATGACAAAAATTAACGTTCCTCAACTTGCTCAAGAGACATCCGCGCGGTTAGAGCCCGTGTATCGAGAACTAGTACAAACTGCATATCAAGCGGTGGCTGACGATGATGGATCACTGAGCCGAACAAGTGCTATGACCGTTGAAGTCGAAATGCTGCGTCAGTACTTAGAGCGCTACGTTTCCGAACTTGTTAGCGAGGTAGTACGCCAGCTTGACGAAGCCTAGCGATCGTAGTTTCACGCACGGCAGTGTAATCCTTAACGGAGAAGGCGCGGTCACTGTAAATATCCGTTTCCTTTTCCGGGTTCGTGCGTACATCGTTTACGTGTTCCATTTCGTATCCCTCCGTTAATTAAAAAGAGCCCCGATGCGTAGGACGTTACGTCCGTAGCACGAGACTCTCCGTTTATTTTTTTTATTGTGCGGCAATCTTAGCGTCGATTTCCGTGAGTTGCGCTTGGAGTAAGGTGAGTTCGGCGTTAAGCTGTTCGAGGACTACGGTGTACTTTTCCTTCGCCGCTTTCCACTGCGGGATTGTCGTTGAGTTGGGATTCTCCGTAATTAAAGCGTCGTAAAAATCTATCTGACTCTTCTTAAACTCCGTGATCCCCGCAGACTTCTTCTCAATCGCAACTCTCAATCGCTCCCTTTCCGCCTGGATATCTACCGGTTCCACCTGCGTAGTTTCGCCAATTGCCTGCGATGTTTCTACTGTACTTTCCAACGTTATCGTCTTCCCTTCTACCGTCAGCTCAGATCCGGTTGCTTCCGCCATCTTGCGGACTGGAATGTACGCTGATCCGTTTATGATAACCGCGTCTGCGATCTTTGTTTTATCCGGATACTGTAGCGTAAATAATCCGGTGACCTTTGCGCCTATAAGTGATGAATTAGCTGCGTATCCAATCGAGCTTCCAAACAATAACGCGGCCACAGCTATTCCGATAATCTTCTTTTTCATATGTGTACCTCCCGAATATAGTAATTATCCTAAGTATATCCAAGAGGCCAGCAATATGAAAGAGATATTAAGAGACTCCGAAAGTTCCGCCCCAATTAACAGCGCCAGCAATGCCGTGATTGTGTGTACCAAGACTGACAGTGTGTGAGTGGTTTATGTTGGCTTTGTTGGAGAGTGCGCCCCATAGTGCATCAAGCTCGCCTCTTAATGTTGTACCTTCCGCAGTGCTGAACAAATCGGACCAAGACGGAAGGCGTACGCGTCCCGCACCCGGTTGCAGGTCGATATTTGTACCTGATATAGTTGCGTTACCATACGCGGAAAAAGCCATTCCAATACTTGGCGAGTTATAAATCGTCGACTCGTTACCGTTCGCGTTAAAGATAATCTTACTAATTCCGCCATCAAACGCAGGTATTTGAATCCCGTTATTTGCATCCGCATATACACCGAACGCAACGCTTGTCGGATCGATCACTACGCGCGGATAAACGGAGGCAGACGTCTGTATCTTAGCACCCGTTATCGTACCGCCCGTAATAGTCGTACCAGTAATGGAGGATGCGCTAATAAATCCGCTAAAGTCACCGCTCGTCGCTCGCATATTACCGGCGGTGTCTACCGTGAATACCCCGTTACCGACGTTAATCGACGAACCGACGATCGCGCCATTCGTAAAGTTGGACGATAGAATATTCGCAGAGTTAGCGGTCAGCTTATTGAGTACGACGTTGCCCGCCATATCTAAGCGGAAAGGCGCGGAGTTAAAGTCGTCATGCCCTGCGCTGATACCGTTCGTATTAATCTTGACTACGTTATTACCGCTGCCGATAACCATCGATACGAAACTACCGAGTTGCCCCGCGATTACCTCCGCTGCTATTCCGGTCGCCGTCATCGCTATCCGCGCTGTAGCTCCGGCATCCGTCGTTAAGATAAGTCCGTTTGACGTTAGTATGACTTGATCGGACGGGTCCGTTTTCGACTGCAGGACGATACCGCGTTCATCGTATTTAATCTCCGTCTTACTCGCGTTGATCTCGTTGACCGCCAGCCGCGCAAACTCTTCGAATACTTCCGCTCTGATTCTTCCGCCGCTAAATACGTTCTCTATCGCGCGCCGCCCCGCCTCCAAGTCCGCGAGTATCTGCGTATAGTCACGTTTCATTACGTTAGCAACGGTTAGCTGTGTATGTTTATCGGGCGCATACGGATATTCCGTCATTTCCGTTATCCGCGCTGTGATGCCCGTTAAGCCGAGCGCTGGATCTACGAGCGTTACTGTATCGCCGAGGCCGGGCCGCGCTTCTTGCTTATCGATCTTGAATAAATCCGCAGCGCTCACGGACACCTCAAGCGCCGGCACTTCGCGTTCGGCTAAGCGCAATCTCGCGGCAGCTACGAGCTTAAGCGGATCGGTTACGTCTTGCTCCGTCAGCAAATCGTCGTAAAACGGCACACTATCCGAAGCCCACACGTCAGCATACGGAGATACGAGGTAGTTAACGCGAAGGATTCCGTCAGTGATCGCGCCAGGTATCACGCTAAGTCGCGCCTGTTCCTCCGCGGTTAATATCGACGCAGGCTGACCGATCCACGTCCGCGAATCTTTCATTTCCGCATAAAGCCGCGTACATAACGACGCCGCGCTGTCCGTGAATGATGCCGCGATTAAATTGCGCGTTACTTGGATCCGGTAGTCCGATGCGGGATTGCCGATCTTTTTGCGCAGATGTAGCGTAAAGTTATCCGGCTCAACTTCCGCGCCATACAGGTTTATGACCGCGTTGAGCGCTTCGAGACAGTTGCCGCCACCGAACGCTTTAACATCCGTAAGGTCAAACGTATCATCGACGGCAATAGAAAAGCGCCCACCGGTTGCCGCCGAGATGAGCGCTGTTAATTGCGTGATATGGATACCGTAGCCTTCCTTTATATACGAAGCGTACGGAAATTTATAATCTGCGAGTTTAAACATGACGTGTGAACACGATATCTGTGCGGTTAGCTTACGGTCTTCACGCGATCGTTCACGCTTATTAATCACGTAATATTGACCGCGCTCATCCATTACGTGCCCTTTTAGCGGCAACTTATCGCGGAAATCATCGGAAGTCATTGGGACGGTAAAGGTCAGCGTATAATCTGCGTTAGTCCGCCGCGTTCGTGTGATATCGTAAGCGTCACGTAGGATACCGATACGCTTGCGGAAACGGTCGTACGATTGCAAAGCGTTAATCAAATGCGCGCCTCCTTTAATATAGATAGCGGTCACGATGCGTAATGCGCGTTAGGATTTCGCGAGATGCTTCGTTATCCGCGTAGGTGACTTCGTTAAGACCGAGTCCGAGTTCGAAGAAATCTCCGTCGAGTAAATGGATCGCGTTGACTCCGTTTAACGTAATCGTCTGCTTTTTAACGTCGATGACGAGTTTATCGCCGGGATTAAAACCGCCGGTAAATGCGAGCTTATCAACGTGCATATAGCGGACTTTTGCGCTAAATTGCGTAGATGTCGCAAAGTTCGCGCCATTTAAGCGTTCGCGGACCATCGACGTGAGCAATTCCGTAGCCGATTCGAATACTGCGGCGGACGGGATGTCGCGCGTTGGAGCTCCGTCGAACTTCGTTTCGGTGTCAAATACGATGCCGATCGCGAAGTCAGCGTTTAAGCGTGTGGCTACGTCCGTATCGGATGTGATCGTAACGTTGAAGAACGTTTGGATAACGTAAGGGCGATTAAAGGGCGCGCGATTGAATGCGCTGTGAAACGACATAGGCGTGCGTCTCCTTTCGTGAGGAATGCGAAAAGCCCTGCGCGGGATAGCGAGGGCTTACATGAGTGGTTGCGCGTTAGTGCGCAGTTGGGTCCTATTGTTTGCTAGCAATCGACCGAATTTTCAAATTCAGGTAACGTTTTTAGATACTCATACCCTTGTTTATGATAATTGGACGAATTATCCTCGACACTTGGTACAAACGAATATGTTTTACTTGTTATTAACTTAATACCTAAGTCATTACTGTATATGTTCAATTTGATGTCGAGTTTCTCCTTAGTTCCTTCGACTCCATCTATTCTATGGTAAGCATTTGGTATTGAGAAAGTTTTGTTCATCTGCTCTTCTACCTGATTGATTTGTTCTTCCGTAAGTATGCCATCGTACATTTCCTTTGCTGTTGACATTCCTAGTCTATAGTTAACTACTAACCCATAGTCTTTTTTAATTGCCATCCTTTTCCCTCTTTTCTTAAATTCAGTTCCCTGTTAAAGCCCTATCCTCTAACCAAACAAAACCACCGGAACCGTTATTTGCTGCAACCCATCCTTTAACGATATACTTAGTCCCGGCTGCTCCTGCTTCAACCGGATTAGAATTTTCTATCTTGTCTCCAACAACCCATTTTTCGAAATTGGGTTTGGCAGGTAAAATAGTTAAATTAGGACAATTCACTTTTTTTATGCTTGTTAAAAGTCCTCCACCAAACAATCGTTGATCGTTGCCCCAACCTGTGAAGTCTAAATCTTGTAGTATCCAGTTAATATTTTGAGTGGGTAAAGCAGTTGATATTATGGCTTTTAAACCAGTACCTCTTTTTGATATATTCCCAGTAATACTAATATTCTCAGCTACACTATATGGGGAACTGTTTACCATGAATCTATCAGAACCCACACTGTCTATATCTATATCTAGGTTGATGTTCTTACAACCAAAAAATGCAACTCCATCGTGTGACAGATTTCTAAGAGTTGCTTTTATATCTACGTCTACTACTTGGACCGTCGCGGCGTTAAAGGTGCCTATAACAATTCCTCTATATCCATTCTTACCAAAAGCATTATTAATTCTTATATTTTTGGATACAGAATTTGCACCCCAAGAACCAACATTTATGAAACTCGCTTTCACTCCTCCATCCATAGTTAATTGATTAATTGTTACATTTTCACCGCCTACTAGTAAGCAAGTTCCCCCTGTTCCATATTTAGTATTATGTTTAATATTCGCTTTATCTATAAATATGTTTTCAACTAAAGAATCATTTGTATTTAGTATGCTTAATACATTGGAACCTCCACTTGTGATATTCACGCTATTTATGAACACGTTGCGCACAATGTCAGTGGATGAATTTGGTTCTATATCTATACCACCTGGCATGGTATGATGACCTATTCCATCACTGTGAACAGAATTAATATACACATCTTGTGCACTTATTAATGAAATTATGTTTCTCCCTATTTGCGTGTCTGATTTACCAATAATTCTATCAATATTGATGTTTTTCGAACTATTGCTAATATATATACCGTCCCCACAAGAATTTATCACGTTAAACTTTCCAATATCTAAGTTAGTACATGATCGCAATATCAACGAGTGCTTTTGCTCTTGGGCTGTAGTGTAATTAACGTTCTCAAAACAACCGTTATTTGGTCCATTTCCATCAAAATTTATTTCAGGAATTACGAAGTTTGAACAGGATATAAATTCGAGTATTGCACCAATAGTAGGTGCGTCATTTAATCTTTTAATAGTACCTTCGCACAAAATACCGAAATTTTGTTTTCCCTCAATAGATAAAGCATCTACTGAAATGGTCATTTCTCTAGATATTTGTAAAATATAGTGATTATCTGCCACATAATTTATAGCACTTAATAATTCTGCCGTTTCATCTGTTCCGTCACCTTTTATCCCTAGCGTTTTCGCGTTAATCACAATATCCGCCAACTGCGCACTAACACTCACAAGCTCCGCGCTATGCCCCGCCACATTCTCCCGCAGCGCATCCGCATCGTACGCCGTAAAGTACCGCGCCACTCCTACGCCGACTCCCCACGCCTTTGCCGCCGTCCCGCTAAATCCGCGCGTTACTCCCGTCAGCGTATTTCCACTCTTGCCCGTATATTTAATCGTCTCCGCGCTCTCATCTACGCCAATCGTCGCAATATTCGGAGCGTCCGGTAGCTTAGACGCGTCGAGTACGGATACGGTCGTTGCTACGTCCGTTAGTGCTGCGGTTAATTCCGTTGCCGGCGAATTTGGTTGCGCAGCGAACATTTCTTGTAGCGCCATCTATTCGTTCCCCTCTCGTTCGTAATTATTGCGTAAACTTAACGGATGTGCTCGATACCGCGAATCTCGGACGGTCGCCGACGAGTAATGTACGCGGATTATCTAGCGGTTTCGTCCACAATAAACTTCCGCCAGTCGCCGCCGTACGTAATCCGATATGCGTTACGAGTCCCCAATCCGCAGTAGCAACGGGAAATACGACTTCCGCGGTATTTGCTACGGATTGCTGTCCGCTAACGAGCGTCGGCGCTCCGAACGTAACCGCCTGCCGTGCGTATGACCCTCCGCTTACTTCCGTTCCGGTATCCGCCGCTGTTGGGTCCGATTTATATAGCGCAATGTAAACGGTAGATGGTCCGGTAAACGCCGTATTGCGTAAAGCCGCGTTGAGTAGCGCCGCGCTCAGATAGTTCGAAATTTGCATCGCCATTATTTATTCTCCTCCGTTTTTGGACAACGCAAAAAAAGGCCCGGCATATTTGCCGAACCCTCCGCGCTTCCTTCGTTTAATCTTCGAGTGTATATTCGTTCGTTAGCGTAAATCCGTTAACTGTCGTAACTCCCGTATTCGCCATCGTAATAACTGGTCGCGCTCTTACATCCGCTTCCGATTCGATCGCCACCGCTTGCCATGACGTATCTATCGTATATTCCGTAAGCACTTCGCTGCCGGTCGGCCACGGATCATTCATACGCAGGTTGACGTCAATCAAACGTGATCCTGTCGCACCGAGCGCGAGCGTACCTGCGTAAGTAGCTACGTAGTACTTGCCGGGCATGTCCGCAAACTCTAGCGTAATCTCTCCGCGCTTAGCGTTAAACGTCCGCGCTAAGTACGCTAATGTCCGATGAAATTCCGCAGCCGATGACGTAATTTCGAACGTTAGTCCAATCGTTCGCGGACCGTAGGAAGCGCCGAAATCAACGACGCCGTCCGTATTAGCGAGCTTCACCGTGTTATCTTCGGTTTCCGGCAAGACCGGTAAGTTACGTTCGTATAGCGCGGCTCCGTGCTCCGATAACCAAACGCCATTTACCGCTACATCGTACGCCACTATTCCTTCACCCCCATCGATTGCAGGCGGGATAGCGCGCGAGTCCGTTCGTCGTAGAACGTTGCAATATCGGCTTTATCCGCGAGTGTAACCTCATCTACGCCGAGATCGATATGCTGCGTAATATTCGTTACTGACGCAGGCGCTTGCGGTGACATCCGCGGGCTAGCGATCATATCGAATAGCGTCGCTTGCTGCTGCGGATTAAGGTACATCTCGTTCGCGTGCGCTATAACCGGAACTGCCGCGCCAGGTGCGCCCTTAACGATGCCGCCGTCCTTAAACGCCTGCAACACGCCAGTATCCGAAGATACTCCGTACAATTTCCGGAGCTCTTCATTACGTGCGTTAAGCCGCGCCATCTCCGCCGTATTGCCGCTCGCCTTCGCCGCTGTCCATGTGGTTTTATTTGCGTTATACTCCGCTAAGTCCGACGCCTTCTTCGACTCCGCATTGATCTGCGTAATCGTCGCCATCTTCGCGCGATACTGCGTCAGGAATCCGTCAAGCTCCATAAGTATCGCGTTATTCGCGCTGCCACTTGCGCTAACACGATACGCTGCGATTCCGTCCTCTATCGATTTGATATCGCCTGAGTACGCATCAAATGCCGCCGTTAGTGCGTCGTATTGCGCTTCGGCTGCGGTCTTCTCCGCTTCGTACGCTTTCGTCTGCGCATCCTTTTCGTCCTTAAGCGCGTCTTGCTGATCCGCGAGCGTACGGTCGGTTAATTCGCGGTCGTGTTCGAGTTGCATGCGCGCGATCTCTTTAAGCAGCGCATCACGTTCGTCAATGCCCGGCTGACCGACCGCTGACTGTAACTCCGCTAAGCGCGTTTGCTTCTCCGCTAGTTGCGTTGCGTAATCGGCGTCAACATTAAGCTCTTTGTTGGCGTCACGTAAGCGCTGGATAGCGTCAATCCGCGCGTCATAATCAGCTAACGCGGCGTCCTTACGTTCTTCGATCGCCTTGAGTTCCGCATCCTTTGCGTCCTTAATTGCGGCTTTCTGCGTCTTAACGAGATCGGTCGCGAGATCCTGCGTCAGCTTCGTTAGTGACTTGCGGAGGTTATATAGCTGCTCGTCAGCCTGCGCGTAATACTCCGAGTCCTTGGCGTAGCGATTACGTACGCGAGTCCACGCATCGATCTTCATTTGCGCGATCTCTGTCTCCGATTTGCCTGCGTCAGACATCCGGCGCTCCTCCGCGCTAATCCACTTCGACGAGGCGTTATACTGTGCGCGCGCTTCCGCTTCGGTTGCGGTTGCTACGTTCTTGCGCGATTGGCGGACTTGATCGTCGGCGGCGATGTACTCTGCGCTGTCCTTCGCGTAACGATTACGTAATCGCGTCCAGCTAGCGAGCTTCATTTCCGCGATCTTTAATTCCGACTTACCGCTGTCCTCCATCCGTTTCGACTCCGCATCAATCCACGTAACCGAAAAGTCATAGCGTGATTGGGCGCTGTCTTCTCCGAGTCGTTTAAGCTGTAGCGCTAGTGTACGCGCGTCGTCTACGGACTCTTTGAGGAAAGTAGCGTGCTTCTTGCGCAACTCTTCGTATTTCTTAATCTGCGCATCAGCCGTCATATCGTAAAAGTCCGCTTGGAACTGGACGGTTTTCATATCGGCGTCATACGCTGCCTTGCGTGCTTCGGCGGCGAGTTCTGCTGCTGTCTTACCCGTCGCTTTCTTTTCCTTCGCCGCTTTCGGGGCATCTGGCGTGATGATATCCTTCGTGAACGTTTGGGTTCCCGTTTCAACCTCGGCGGCCAGCTTTTCGAGATCACGAGCTGCGTCGGAATACTTCTGCTGCTCTTTAAGTGCGTCGTCTCGTTGCTTTTCAAGTTCTTTAGATGCTCCGGACCCCACCATCATCCCCAGCGCGCCATTAGTCACGATGTCCATAACGTTGCCCGATTTTTTGCGCTTGTCAGCCTCCGCCTTTGCCGCCATATCTTCCTCAAAAGTTCCTGCCTTTGTGCCGGATACGGCTGCCATCGCCTTTATCAGCCGCGTGTAGTTATCAATTTGCGTCTGTATTGATTTCGCTACCGCTTCACTTTCTTTAGCGGAATTACGTATACGCGCCACGCTGTTATCGGCGGCCATGTCTGTGAAACGCTTGTCCGTCGCAATTTGGTCGATAATTACATCGATGTTACTAGCGCGAATTCTTCCGTCCTCGCCTTGTTGAGCGTTCAATTCCGGATACTGCTCGACTAACTTCTGCGTAATATCAACGAGGCGGCTTTTCTGCGATGCGTCGAGCTCCTGCGCAGAGTTGAGCGTTTTAAACTCCGCAGCCATAGCGGACATTTCCTTTAGCGTCTGCTTCTTCGTAGCAAGCGCGGCGGCTTCCGCTTTGTCCTGCGCAGATAAGGCGATAACGCCTTTCTCTATGACCGCGTTCATTTCTCCGAGCTTCTGCGTCGCATTCTCTACGCCAGTGTAACCGAGGTCTTCGAGCTTATCGTCGAGTATACTGATTGCATCGATAATATCGGGAAGTTCCGTATACATTTCCGGAAGTGCTGTGCCTGCCTTTTGAGCCGCCTGAAGCTCGTTTAACCGCTCTTGTAGCCGCGCGCGTTCCGCGAGGACAGGCGTTAACTCCTCCGTTTTTGCCTTTAACTCTTCGACATCCGCAGCCGTGCGATCAATATCCCGCTTATTTAATACCGCATTGAGGTCGGACTGTGCCTTCGCGAGTTCTTTCGTAGCGTTTGCGGCTTCTGACTGCGCGGTCTTTAGGTAGGCGATACCTCCCGCTAATGCGCCGACTGCGAGAATTGCCCACCCAACCGGACCGGCTGCTAGTTCTAACGACTTTATCGCGCCTGAGATAAGTTTAATCACGGGCGGTACTGTCGCGAGAATGGCGACCAAACCTAACACGCCAACCGAACTCGCAGCGGCAGCGGAGACAAGCGCTTTATTTTCGGTGGTAAACTCGGCGAGCGCAATGATTGTCGGAGTCAACGTTTCGAGTACGGTTTTAAACAGCGGTGTGAACGCTTGTCCGAACGCAACCGTTGCTTCGTCCGTTGCGGCAGTGAACCGCGCTTGTGTGCCGGTGAAATCTTGCATCGCTTGGTCCGCATTTCCGGTGAATATCGCGCCCTCGTTGATAAATCCGTTATACGCAGCTTGGATCTTCTGCGCATCGGTCAATCTGCCCGCCGTCGTTCCGATCGTTCGTGCGTATTCCTTTTGCATAACGGATAGGTTCTTCGTTACGCCGACCGCATCGGACAGTACGGAGTTACCGTTCTTAATACCGTCAAGTGATGCTTGGATAGCGCCGCCCATCGTATAAAAAGATTGGCGGTTATACGCGGCTGAATCCGCAAGCGAGTTGATAAGCTTTGTTGATTGCTCCAACCCTAAACCGGTTGACATGGCGGTTTTATACGCTAATACCGATTCGGTCAGAGACAAGAATCCGCGCTTTGCTAAGTCCTGGGCGGCGGCCTGCGCATCCTTCGTCTGTATACCGAAGCCCTTTGCCACCGCGTTGAGTCCCGCAAACGCGTTGTACAGCTTCGTAGCTGCGTCAACCGCTTGCTTCATCTCGGAAACGAGCTTCGTAAGGGCCGCGCCTGCACCTATCCCCGCAAGCGCCGATGACATATCGCGCATGCCGTCCGCACCGCGTCTGCTTTGATCTTCGAGTTCCTGTATCCGGCGCCTTGCTTCGTCTAAGTTACGCCGAAACTCCGCTATATCAAGCGTAATCCGCGCCTGAATTTCACCTACGTTTGTACCACCCGTACTCATCTTAGCGCCCTCCTTACTGCATCCGCGATAAACTGTTTATATATCCGTTCATTCGTTCGGAGTGGTCGCGATAAGAACTTCGGACGAGTGCCGGGAGTTGTCGGATTCTTATACTCGCCCATCTCGTGTACACGTAGCGCATAATTAAAGCGCGCACCAGAGGGACCCGTTTCCGTTGCGGAATAAAATACCTCACCGTATATCCGTCCGTTCTCATTCGCTACCTTCTTGCCGGCCGTCATCCGCAACGTACTCGACTTTAACGGAGCCTCATTACGCGATGCCGCGAGTAGGTGGTCGGTAGCGTCATGTAATCCGAGGGTTGCCCCGTCGAGTACTCGCGTTTTCTGGCGCTCTAAAAACTGACGTAGCGCCGCCGTTTCCATACGAAAATCCATACGTCCGTCACATCCTCCCCGCGGTCATTAGATCGCGCAATTCCTTAAATCCGGCCTCGTCAAATACCGGCTTACTTGGCGCTGCGAATCCGGCATCCTTCTGTAGTCCCGCGGTAAACTTGCGGAATCCCTCTACGTCCGTCGAGTGCGCGTTAACATTAACGTTTAGCGCGTCCAACATTTCGCCAGCCTTACGTCGCTTGTCCGCATCCAACACGTCGAGTAAATCCATAACGTAATAACCGCGCTCGAACTCAACTTGCGTTTTACCGAGGCGTACGGCTGCGTCAATAAAAAATTCGTCTATCGTTACTCGGCGCTCGCTTCCGCTACTCCCGTCTGCAGGTTCGCGAGTTGCAGAGCGCCTTGCACGTTTTTTAAGAGGCCGCCGAAGTTGTTAACGCGCGCAACGGCGGTAAAATACTCCATCAATTCGTCCGGCGCTACGTTTGCCTCGATCCACTCCGGTTCGAATCCGGTCAATACGCTGACCACTTGAACGACGTCATTTAGCGCGTGCTCGATGAACGCGAATAAGTAAGCTACGCGGTTCTCGGCTGGCGCTGACATAACGCCCATAATCAATTCCGGTAGCATATTAACAGCGGCAAATAGTTCGCGCCATTGTCCGACCGCTACCTTCCGCACCTTTACTGTTCTATCTCCGAGCTGGATTACGTTGGGGTCAATTGCGATTTCTGGCGCGGTATTGTCCGCTTTATCTGAACGCTTAAAAATCTGCATTATATTCGCTCCTTATAAAGAAATAGAGGCGCAATTAAGCGCCCCTTTCAACGTGATATTTACGGTGTTGCAGTGATTGTTTCGTCACCGAGAATCGCAATAACTCCGTCTTCATCCGGAGTTGACCGGAGTGTTACGTTTGTGATGCGCTCATTTTCGTTGTTGAACGAATAAGATAAATCCGTCTCGCTGTACGCCAGCGGAATCGTAATCCAAAAGTCCGGATCAGTCAGTTTCGCCAATGGCTTAATGACGGCTTGCTTTGCGGTGTCAATCAAGTTAAGGCCTACGCCAGTCTTAACAACAACCTTCGAACCACCTGCGCCTGTTACAACTTCCGCGCCCGCCATAATCTTCGGAATAGTTGGCAGATCATACTCGCCGAACGGTACCGTCACGCTTACATTACGACCGGTTACGCGCTTACCGACGATGGTCTCACCGGTTTGGTCCGTCTTCTGTTCGCGATAAGTAGTCTCCGTTGTGAAGACGACGCCGCCGATGGTCGTTTCGAATTTGACCGCCGTTAGTCCTGTGCCGTATTCGACTATCGCCGGGCCTACCTCGATCTTGCTAAAGTTTTGTGACATTCTCACATGTCCCCTTATATTTATATTTGTGTACTGCGTAGCACAACAAAAAGAGCCGCCCAGTAACGGACAGCCCTGCGTTTATAGCGATGTTGTTAACGTAAAATTAACGGAATATAGCGCTCGGTTATTCGCGTCAGGACCGAGATACCACGGCGCCGACTGATCCGCCAGGCACTTAACGGCGCGCGTAGTCCCGATCATAAATTCCGCCTTACCGTGTAGCGCTTCGAATATAGCGTTAGCCTTCGTTTCAGCCGTTGCGGATGACTTCGCGCGAATCACGACTTGAAATGACGGATATGCAACGGACGACCACTCTTTCGGAGGCGGTCCGCCTGTTATTCGCACATACGCACATTCATCCGGATTATCTGCAATAAAGTCGTTGCCGACTACGGTGATCCCCGGCATTGCCACGCGCACCGCTGCGGTTAAACCCGTCAAAGTTAGCGCCATTATACGTCCACCTCCGTTATTAGCGGCTTCCCGTTGAGCGCCCGTTTAACGCTGATTGCGAGTGGCGTGTACGTTGTCTCCGCTAATAGTTCGTTGGTGTACGTTAGGCGATCGTCGAGCGATATGTCTGCGAGCTTATCGAAGTAAAACGTGCCGACGCTTACGACTTCCGCGCCGTGCTGATTGCGTACGAGTTTAACCGCCTCACTAAAGCGGCATTTCTGCGTATAATCGGCGCCGTATGACGGCTCGTTATAATCCGGATCGTACCCGGCAAACGGCGTAATTGTAACGGTCTGTCTAAGCGGTATGAGCGCCATTACATCGTCACCCACTTCGCGGTCTTACGTCCGAGCTTAACGCCGCCATTTGCTGCGCTAATAAGTTCAAGCGCAATATCCGGTATCCATGCGTCGAGGCCCGTTTTCGCCCAATCCTTAAACGTAAAATTCGCGACGCCCGTTAATCCGAAGCTCGCTACGCCTTGTTGCTGCAGCGCGTTCGTATCGTTAAACGCGATCGCGAGTTCATTCGCATATTCGTATACAGCCGCGTCCGGTATCGTATATTGAGCGTATTTGTTCGTCAGCGTCCGTCCTGCCACGTTAACTATCCGTAGTTTTTTGGCGTCGTCTGCGTCCGTCCAGTCGTCAATCGATATACAGTTCACGTTAATATACGCTGTTGCGTCTTCTACCGTAGTTGCCACGTAACCGCCTCCCGTTATTTAGCGGAGGTATTCGCAGCCTTTCGCGGTTTAGGCGCTGGCTTAACGGGAACATCCTCCGGTACTTCTTCATCGATCCGTACAACGTCAGTTATCGTGTCGAGTACGGCTAACTCAGCGGGATCGTCCGTATGAAAAAGGCCCCCGCTAAATCTGCGGAAGCCTCCGTCTACGTAAAATCCGAGTTGTTGATAGCGCGATTCGTATGTTGCCATCGTTTACCTCCGTTCTTACGACAGACCTTTCAGACGGCCGTGAGCTTTTTCTTGTTCGAGAGCCAACGTGTACTCGCCTACGATTTGACCCTTCATGGAGTCGCCTTGCAGACCGAGGTATGTGTGACTGAACTCGCGGGTTGCTAACGGGTGGATTTTAACTCGATTAGCGTCCACAAGGAACAATTCATCCGAGGCAAGGTTTTGGTTAAGAGCGACCTCAAACTGACCGAAATCAGTTACGACGAAATCAACCACCTGCCCACGAACGTTCTCACCACGGGTCAGCGTGATTTTATTGGAGTCTGTACCGGATAAAGCAATCTTCTGCTTCGCGGCTACCATGACTTTGTAATTCCCACCGTTGGCGAAACCTCCCGCATCGTAGACGGTCTGGGCCAGCGTATTAATCGCTCCCAGGGTCAACGCACCGCCTACGTTGGTAACGTTAGTGTTGATAAACTGACGAATACCCTTCATTTGGCGAACCTGGCCGTTTTCATACGAAATACCGTTAATCGCAGCCTTCTCCAATTGGAGCGCGAGTTCAAGCTGTTTCTTCTGTTTCTCATATTCGTACAGGTTGTTTACGCCGTGTTGTGCGGTGGCCTGTGCGGTCCCGGAAAGGTCTACCGTATCGGTGAAGATTTGCGTAAGATTGGACTTACGTACGCGAGCCTTGAAACGAGCTGCGCGGGCGTCTGCACCTTCTACGCCTTCGTCGAACAGGAACTCCACTTTTGCGCCGGATGCGATCGCAGCAGCGGTAGTTGAGGCGTAACCCCGCGTAACCGTCAACGTTTTAGCGCCGGTATCAATCGCCGACACATAGAGCAGTTCATCGACGATCTTGACTACGGATCCAACTCGGAAAGGTGTTACGTCGGCGACCACTACCGCGGTTGCACCTACAAGCGCTGAAGCTGTTGTCGCGGTTTCATCCGGGAACATCTCGTCTTCGTACCAAATGTGTTCGACCGCTTTGATTGGATCTGCGAATCCCAGTAAGTTCAAAAGTGGAGTCTGATGTGGGTTGAGTAGTAAAATTTCGTCTGCAACGGACTCTCGTTTACCTACTAGAGAAGAGTTATAAATTTTAGCCATTGGTTGTTTTCCCCCTGTGATTGTGTGCTACGGATAAATCCGCGCAATAAAATAAGCCGCCAATTGCTCGCGACTTTAATTACTTATTCAATTCGTCCTTAAGCGCCGAATACGCCATGCGGTCTTCAATCCGGCCGGTCTTGCGAGCCTTCTCCGCAGCGTCCTTAAGCCTTTGCTCTTTCGTTCTATCCGGAGGATCTGTCTTACCTCCGCTAGCACCGCCGATCGGTTTTGGCTGCGTCTTTTCAATGAGATAAGCATTAGCACTGACCAACGCCTCGACCGCTTCCTTTACGCCAACCGCGTTCCCCTCGTCATCCAACGTAACGGCCGTCAAATCCGCTAGTTTTAGCGCTGCTGCCAGGCGGTCAGTAGGTATATTAGCCTCACGCGCCAGCGATCTAAATTCCGCGTCAATCAATCGTTGATTTGCGGTAGTAAGCGCTTTGTCTCGATCAGCCTCCGCCTGTTCTAGCGCAGTCAGCTTCGTTTTGATATCGTCGTAATCTTCACGGCCTTTGCGGTCACGCGCTAGACGGTCGGCAACAATGCGGTCTAGATCCGCTTGAGTGAACGTCTTATCGGGCGTTGGGTCCGGTGTTGGATTCGGATCGGGATCGGCGTCGCCTTCCGCAAAGTGCTGCAGATTGATCGGATATCGTGAGCGTTTAATCTCGTTTTCCATCGTATTTCCTCCCCGTACAAGGCCCGTCGGCGCTAATATGTCTGACCGTAAAGTTTATCGCGACATATCACGTCTGGTCGCGGAGCCTAGCGCTCCAATATCTTCGGATCACGTATGGCAGTTACCAAATGTTTACAGCAAGGGTGAAAGATTTCATTGCGTGGAAGGTCTCCAATGTACCGGTATTCCCCGGGCGCATCCGGCGTCAATTTTACGATCATGCCTTCGTAGGCGCGGCACTTATCAACCGCATTGTGCCGCGATATCACACCGTAGTAAGCGCCGCGTCCTACTGCTTCGTTAATAGCAGATTCACGCTGTGTTGCAGCCATCTTCGTACGCGTTAGCATTTTTACATAATTTTCAGGCAACCATCGACGCCCCGCGCTATCCACTATTCCGGTATCAACCGCGCTCCCGAGCGTTTTCTTCATACGCGCTAGGATATCGGCATTAAGCGTCCTGTTACCGTTGATTCCGCGCGTTAGGTTAGCGCGCATTGAATCCGCGGTTGCCTGACGTATTGCCGTTTTTACACGGCGGCTTACGTTATTGGTAACCGCAAGCAAGTCCGCTTGTGTATCAGCGACCGCCGACGCTACAAACTCGCGATTAATCCGGTTAAACTTAACGATCTTCTCTGCGTCTTCCAGCGTATCTGCCGCACCCAGCGCTACAATGGTCCGCGCTATACCATCCGTCGCCGCCTTCGGAATGTAGTTCTCTACCCAGGCGGCAGATTCATCGTTGAGGGAACGTAAAATAGCCGCAACCTCGGCGAGTGCGGCGCGTGAATTAGCGCGGGACATAGTAGTTAAGTCTAGGCGGGAAAGCTCCGTGCTTATCGAGAGCATCGCGTTTTTATATGCGCGGACAAGAATCTCGATATCGTAGTCGTAGACAGGCTCCGGGATGAACGAAACCATTACGCAACACCTTGGTTAAATATCGTTGATCCTACCGTGCCTGTAGCGCGGTCCTCGTCTGCATCAATCCGCGTGATAATCTCAGAGGCCATTGCGTCGTCTACACCGTCGAGCGTCTTCACAGCGTCGTGAACGGATTGCGTAGGCTTGCCGCCCGTACGGATACTCGCGACTTCGGCCGCTTCTTTTTCATCGATTGGAAGCCCGTCTCTCCAAACGATACGCGGATAAACCGGCTCGTATGGCTCCCAGCCCTCTATATCGCGATTGGCAAAGTTTTCGAGCTGCATCGCTGTCCATATCGCGTCTCGTAAAGCGCGGTCAACGTGTGCGCGTATACGGTTAACTTTCGCTAGGATAGGCATAAAGCGCGCTTTGATCGCACCACTGTCCGTATGAGACGTACCCGTTCCGCCTTTGTCGTTAGCGAGCGTAGTACCGAACAACCATTGCGGCGTTTCGCTCATTTGGTAAACAAGGCCGAGCAGAATATCGAGCTCCTTAAATGCGCCTTCGAGTTGAGAGTCCCACGTCATGTATCCCGGTTCATGGTCCTCTTTGCTAACCGGAATATAACGGCCACCTGCGCGTATTTGTCCGCCTTCTTCCCCGTCTCCTAAGTCTTCCGGACCATACATCCATGGGTCGCTATGCTTCCAAAGGATATAATCAATCTGAGCCAAACGTTCGTTAATCGCACTCAGTACGCTTTCCAGCTTCTCGACCCCGTTGATCCCTTCCCATCGGTCATCTACGCTCTTGTACGGTATGTGGCGTACCAACAATTCCGACGTTCCCGTTTCTACAACGTCAACCTCTCGGCCGGTCATTACTTGTTCGCCGATAAGATAAGTAGAAATTGGTACGCCCCACTCGCTGTTTACGCCGGCTTCCGTTAGTTCATATCGTTCATATACGATGTAGCCGGGGATATAGCGTTCGACTACGAGATACGGAACGTACGACTCCGCCTTACCGTACAGCCAGCGCACGACCTTGCCGCCAGGCTCTTCTACCCAATCTATCCAGGCTACGTTAATCGCCTTAAACTTCTTACGCGATCCGATAGACAGCTCCGGAAATACAATATTGGCAGGGACCGCTTCGATAATCGGTTCGAGACGTGTTTTGGGCGCAGTCAATCCGAGCTCTTCCGTTTCGCTGACATCTGCACGCGAGGCAAAATACGTTTTAAGGAACGAGTCGCCGCGATAGCCTCCGCCGATAGTGAGTTCATGCGCGGTTAACGTGATGTCGTTTTCCTCAACAATCGAGTCGAGACGCTCCTGTTCGCGTGATCCCGGACCCTTTCCGCTTTCATATGCTGGGGGCTCCCCTGTCAGTAGGTCCGCCGGCTTCGTCAGCAATATGTCCATTAAGTTAACCGCGATGAATAGCGTTTTGAGCTGCGCGGCATGCGGCGTATCTTTTAATAGGGACGAGGCGCGATCGTAGATTTCCGGATGGCGGCCGTCGAATATCGTCTTGCCGCGTTTATAGCGTGCTAATCGCGGTGTGTGAGAAGGTGGTGGATAGATAGCTCCAGGTTCAAATAACTTCGCCAATTTGCGTCCTCCTTTCGTATTTTCACGTGGTATAATTTAACTGATATATCAATATTTAAAGGGAGGCGTATTCTGTGAGTGATTTCGTTCAAAAGGTAGAGAAGTATATTGCGGATCGAAAGGATCGAGAGCAGGCTGAGCAAGATAAGATCAAAGCAATCAAAGAAAAGAAAGCTAAAATACACGCAACTTTATTGGAGGTAATGTATGACCTTTTCAATAACAGCCCGTTAGAGACAAACTATAAGAACTTACTTCGCCTAACTGCGGACACAGATAGTTACTACATAGAGATAGACACTATCACGTTTTTGGTCCATCGATCAGTTATCGAGAATAAAATTGATAGCAATCCAAAGCTTGATTTGAAAAAGCTTATTGAGCAAGAGCTCTTTAACGAGTTAGAAAATTCGGACTTACCATTTTAGTTAAGCCCACGCAGGCTTGTTTCGTATCTTCTTACGCCCATTCTTCGCAATACTAACCGCCATCTCAAGCGCGTCCGGTAAGTCATCGTGAGTACCGGACGGATACATTTCGAATTGTTCGAGTAGTAACGCATGCTTCCGACTGAACTGTATCTCGCCGCTTTCGATCGCAGGCATCATCGCTTCTATCCGCAGCCCTTTTCGTGACCGTTGATGTATCTCTTTCACGCGTGTATGCGCCGGATATCCCTCTGCTTTTAGCGCGTCTTTAAGCTGCATAACGAAGAACTCTTGCGCTGCCTGCGCTTCCGCCGCGATCGCATTCGGCTGATACTTTAGCGCCTTCTCCACAATTACACGCAAAAAAGCGTCCGGCTTTATCCGTTCGCCGAACGCGTCAATTACGTATTTTGTTCCGGTTTGTTTATGGCGCGCGATTGTTACAATGGAACTGTAGTCACCTCGCGTTTTGCCCATCGCGAAGTCAACGCCCATGTATATATCGTAAACTGCGTCAGCCGGTCGCGGATATTGCGATAGCGCGTCTTTTAACTGACCGCTATCCCAATACGTGAATGTCTCCGGATTGAATATCATCGATTCCTCATCGACCGGATTATTCATATACTCCGTATTAAACGCCTTACTACCGTTGTCCCACTTCCACGTCATTAGCTTCCATATCGGCTGAGCTTCCGGCCATAGTACGACGCATCCACGATCCATCTCCTCGCGATTCATTTCGTACAAGGCGCGCGCTTCCTTAACGCGGTCTTCCTTCGATCGATCCGGATCTTTATATACGAGGCGACACGCTTCCCATAAGTCCATGCGTTCAGGCCATTCGATAACAGCGCGGTAAACTCGCGATTTAAAGTCTGACCGATTGTACAGTACGTCAACGAGTAACGCTTCATGATGGACCGTTGTTCCCATGTATACGAAAGCTGTGCGTTTACCTTTTGGCCCACCGAGCGGCATTACCGTTTGCGAGAACCAGTCCTTGAGCTTCCGGCGGAGTTCCGGCGTGGCGGCGTTCGATTTAATATCTTCGAGGTCATCGCAAATGATGAGATCCGGACGTTTTTGGTTCCAGTTACGTCCACGTATTGCCTGGCCGGTTGACGCCGCTTCTACTTTCGCAAGCATTCGTTTCGTACCATCTTCGCGCGATTCCCATGCTATAAACTCCGAGCTGTTATCCTTTGGATTCTCTTGCTGTTTCGCGCTCAATAGCGGTCCGAAGTCCTTCCGGAGCTTTTCGTTACTCTTGAGCTGTAGCGATATCCAATCGAGGTTAGCGCTGGATACCGCCGGCGTCTCCGATATCGTAATCACATACCGCCGTTTACGGTAACAAATCTCACGCAACGGAAACGCTTTGGATAAATACGTTGATTTACCGTGAGAACGGGGCGCAGCTTCCGCAACCTTATCGTTTATATGGACGTTTGAAACGTCGTCCATTAACCCGCATATCTCGCGGTGAAAGTCGGGCGCTTGCGATACATCAGTAATGTCGAAGTCTTCCCAATTTCCGTCATTACCGGGGTTACGTGCTTCCGAGAAATATTCGATGGAAAATTCGAGCAGATCCGTTTCGCATCGTTGTATCCGCGCTAATCGTTCGTACTCGCTCACTGCACGATCAATTTCCGGAGCCTCCGCCGCGGTGACACTACCCCAATCGAAGTCTGAACGCTGGACAGCTTCGTATATCTCGCGGTAAGGAGACAGTATCTCCGCACGCGCTTCTCGTATGACCCACTTACCGTCAATCCATGCGATCGATACCGCCTCCTTCCGTGTGGTTGATTTTAACCGTGAAATTAGCGTGTTTAATGCGTTACCCTAGCGCTAATACTCCGCAAGGATGAAACGCGCTAAATCAACGTTGATTCTACGTGTAAATTACGGGCGACTACGCTTGACTACCGAAACCCAAACGTTAATTTTGATACGCGGATTGTTGTAGTACCAGATTTCACTTACTTTTAGTAACCCCTTGGGGGTCAGGCAGTTTTTCCTCTACCAATGTATGATTTTGTATGTTTTCGTACATTCAAAACGTTGATTTACCTAGGTTTATGTGATACGATCATCATACGATAACGTAATCGTACATTCAAAGTACTATTATGTATAAAAAGGACGTGACAAAATGAGCGATAAAAAAGCGATATACGATGTCCAACCTCTCAGAACACGCGGTGAAATTGAAGATATGAAACAGTCACTCCGTCGATGGTGTAGTGAGCGCGATCTACTCATGTTTGTTCTTGGAATCAATACGGGCCTTCGCGTATCGGATATAGTTACGCTCCAGGTTGCGGACGTCAAAGATAAGACGCATGTACGAATCGTCGAACAGAAAAGTGGTAAGGTTCGCAACGTCAACCTCAAGTCGATACAGCCGGAGATTACAGTGTATATACGTGGTATGAGCCCAGAAGACTGGTTGTTCCCTTCCCGTAAAGGCAGCGGCCACATCACGCCAACACAAGCGTATAGAGCGCTCGTAAAGGCTGGCGAGATGATCGACCGTACGGATATCGGCACGCATACAATGCGCAAGACTTTCGGTTATCACCACTACAAACGCAATAAGGATGTAGCCGCGCTGCAAGAGATATTCAACCACTCTGCGCCATCGATAACGAAGCGTTACATAGGCATCCGTCAAGACGAGATCGACGAGTCTCTCGAAGGGTTTAAGCTATAGGAAGCGTAGGGTACGTAGATAATGCGTACCTTTTTCGCTGTTCCGAAAATTCTCGGAGGGTCACGCGCCAGGTCCGGCGTGCAGGAAATACGCACCTAATCCGAAGGTTTCCGCAGTCTCCTCCGCGTCTTCCTTCATATAATAGCGTCGACTACTCGCCTGTTTCGGATTGACGCTGTGATAACGATGCTACCCGAAGTCTCAACGCTTCGATATCCGTTCCTTCTCCGTCCTTGTTCGTTACCTCGATGCTCTCCGTCAACACTCCGCCAACCTGCAGCGCCAGCTTAGCCATTGCTGCGTTACCGTCACGGATAGCAATGTCCGCCAATGATTGAAGCAGCTCCGGTAATCTTACGTCATTGTTACGCCGCAGTGCGCGTCTAAACTCCGCATCAAACATTGCATTCTTACGCCAGTTCTCCAGCGTACGCGCTGTTACACCGCATAACTCTGCAATTTCCTCGTACGTCTTACCGCCCTTCTTTGGTTGCGCTAACCAGTCGATCGCGATTAACTGTTCCGCCGATAATGTGTTCGCCATTGTACCTTAATCCCTCCCATATATTAGCGCCTCTAAAGCGCGCCCTTGTCTTTGTACTCTTGCGCCACCTAAGCGCCTATATGAACGTATATCTAACGATAAAAATATGCACTTAAATAGTGCTATTCCTACGCCCGAGCAAAGCGTAAGAATAGCGCTATCTATGTGCGTTGCATATCCGATTCTTAACGTAATACTAGCGCTTAACATGTCCGCTACATAGCGCTATACAGGCGAATTAAACTACGTTTATTAACATTCGCGCTATTCTATGTCTTTGCCTACATGAGTTACTTCTTCGATTATGCTACAAGGATCTATCAGACAAAGGTTTGAGCTTAAGTGCATACTCGGCCTCAGGCCTCACCGTCGCCTTACGGCAACGGAACATGTTATTTAACTGCGCTCAAGCTCTTTTTAAAGATCGGCGAGGTTATATAATAGTTACACAAGGCAAGGTTTCAGCCGAAGTGTCGGAGTGTTCTTCTCCGAAAATGAACTCCGCAGTATATGGAACGAGTAGGCGCAAGTTACGGAGTGACTAAGACTATATATCTTTTTACCCCAAAAACGCCGAGATCCCAATGGTGGCGCGGCTTCCCAGCGTTTTTAGGTGTACGAATAAAGTCACCTTTTTCGCTGATTTGTACGAATAAGGTCACCTTTTTATGCGGCATTAGCGTTAAATAACGCCGTCACACCGTCCGACGGAGCCGTATTTCCGCGATAGAATACGTGTGGATTAAACGAGAATTTACGCTCATTACCGAGCGAGTGGCGCATAATCACGTATTCCCCTGCGAACTTTAGATGCGGTAATCTTCGCGATAATGTCTTCTCGTCAACTCCGATCGCGCTCGCCAGGCTCTTCACGTTAAACCAACGTATCTTCTTCGGATCGCGTTCGTTTGGGTTCGCACATAGCGCGTTCTCCTTTACGTGAACAAACGGAAGCATCCGGTACATTAATCCGAGGTCAACCGCCTTTACTTCGCGATATGCACGTTTAATTTTCGCTGTATATGTACGTACGACCATCCGGTTTTGCGTAGTGCCACGGAAGTGGTAGCGTGGATTAACGTAATAATTATCGTGCTCGTCCTTCGTAATAATTTCGGAATCAAGGCACGCGCTGAGTAAGTCGTAGAACGTTTGGCGCTTCTTACGCAACTGCAGAACGTCCATCATTTCCGCCGTCGTTAGCGCTTTGTTATCCGCCCCTATGATGCGCCCTCCATCGTAATCTACGTAACATTGCAGAACGAGTAAATAGCCGCATTGTGCCGTTGTTAAGCGCTCGATAACGAAATGGATATCGTCCATTGATGTAAAAGTAAAGCCGGCATTGCGCCCCTTAAACGCTTCAAGTTCGAAGTGTTTCGTTGCACCTGCACGCTGTGACTCCGTAGTTACGCGGTCTCCATAATCGAGAACTGCGGCGTATAATAGTTCGCCCGTTTCCGGATCCATTACCTCTTTAAACTCAGCCATGATCGCTCTCCTCATCGTTAAAATAACGTAAGGACGTGCGGAGTATACCCGCAACATTCGTAATCCTTATCGTTCACATCATCAGGAGTTGATACTCTCCCTCTTAGCGGCTGCAAAGTTCGCTAAAAACATAGATTTAGTGAACTTACTCGGCTCTGTAACGCTAACTGGATGCTCAATTGGGTTAACAAATATCCGCGTAAACTCACCGAGGTACACATAAGCGATCAAGCCTGCCGTACATAGTTCATTAAGAAGCGTTCTGATATGTCCGAGGCTAAGCCCAACCTGCTTAGCGATATCTTTCTTAGTCATAAATTCTATGTCTTCATGCCCCATCTTCGCATTCGGATTAGCACAGACAGCGTAACTTACCGTATGTGTGTAGGCATCGAGTTTCGATAATAAGGATAGGGCGGCCTTAGAAGGGGCCTTTATCTTAAATGGCATTCGTTTATCGCTCCTATTCGTTTGTTTTTGTTCCTACTGTGGCTCTACTTTCGTTAAACTCAGCGATAGCGCGCTGTAACCGCTCAGTATTATTGAAGAAGAATACGCTCCGTTCGGGAAACTTGCGGTTGCGTCCCATCCCTTTAATAACGAAGCCGATCCCCATTAAATGCCCTGCTACGCGTTGAGAGGTAACTACGAAATACTTATTCATACGGAACCTCGCTCGCAATGACCATCGGTCCCTTTCGCTTGCCTATGATAGCGCAAGGATTAAACCCTATCGGAATGTCGTCGTCGTCTTTCAATGCTCTTTCGCGACCCCTCACTGATTGTAATTCCAGTTCGGACAATATCGTATATTCACGCGGATCATATCCAGCCGATATCCAAGCGTTAAGCCGTTGTCGCTGATCCTGCGGTAGTTCGTCTCCGGTAATGTGTGTATAGTAGCCGGCTAGGTCGATAAGCGCCGTTCTGCGCTCCGCCATTTGAAGAGAAATCTTCGTTAGTCGATCGACAACGTGACGCAAAAGAAAGCGATTGTCCGCACGTCTCACGAATATGTCGCGCCAGAAGTATCCGCCGTTCCAGACATCGCGAATATTTCCGCTAAGCTCTGCGCCAGTATTCGGTAATTCATTTTCATAAGCAATCGCCACCATTTGTCATTTCCCCTTTTGTTTATTAGGGCAATTTTTGCCCCTTTAGCTTTACATATCTTTAATATGCAATAGTAGGCACTTTATCGGATGCTCTATCCCGCACTTTATGAAAACATTTTCGAAGAGTGCTCTCCTCTACACCGAGCTTTTCCGCCATATAACGTATCTTTAGTCGGTACTCTCCGGACTCAGACACCTTATACTCGCCGAGCTCCCCGTCTTCGATGTCTGCCGCTACCACCGCGTAGGCTCTTTCTACGTAATCTCGCTGTCTTGCCGTTAACTTCCGGAGTATTTGCGGGGCTTCTTCCGGACTAACACGTCTCTCGAATATAATCCGCCACGGGTTCGCAGCTAGCGGCTTCACATATACGTTCCTAAACTGACCGTCATCGTCACGCCGCCCCAACCGTACCATACCGGATTCCAGCATGAATAAGCGGCGGTATTCCGTTTCAAAAGCACGGTTAGCGTAACTGACAACCTCCCGTTCGCTACGGCTGACATCAACGCTAGTTAACGCATGTTCAAGCGCCGGTAGTATCGTGGATCTCTCGTAAACACCATAATCGAGCCAGCGCTCCAGGGCGTATATTAACGCTTCATACTCGTGTGCGCCGAGGTATTTCCGGATAGTCGACGCATGGGTACGAAATTCAGAGAAATCCGGACCTCTGAGTATATCAACGCCGAGAAACTCGTAAATAGACTCGCGGTAATCAAACAACGCAGCCGGTTCATATTCGAGCGCCTTCCGTTCGTGATATGTAACGGAAATAGCACGTAATGCGACGTAGATCGAGGCGTCATCCCCTGGAAGGACTACGCGAGATTCCGAACGATCGCGCATGTAGGAGAGTATTTGCTTGATAATTGTACGGTCGCCACCCGTTTGATACGCGGCTATTGCTTGGCGAAAGTCCATCCGTATTCCTCCTCCGTTTGTTTATGAAAAAGAGGCACTTTCAGATAGAAGGCGCCTCTTTTCGATCTGTCTATGCGTTCAGGTTTAAATTAAGCGTTATCGAGGAAGGCCGACGCGGTTCGAAAGTGATTACGTTATCCGGAACCACGCTACCCGCGAGCATGCGCTCAATATACGCAATACCTTCCGTCGTTACGCGAGAGTATGGACGCGCTACCCCGCCGGGAGACACATACGGTATTACTTCGAAATAGCGCGGAGTATACCGCTGATAAGGGAGTCCGTCTTGGCGGATCAACTTCCGGTCTCTTAGTGTGTCGCGTAACACTTTCGGTTTCATGCCGAGCAACTTCGCCACTTGATCGACCGTCATCGTCCCGTCTGCGTCGATGAACGTATCGAAGGCCTCGACCTTTGGCGCCATTGTGACGATTTGCGCTTCGGCCGCGAGGCGGGCTCTCCGTTCCTCCGCAAGCCGCGTGACTGTCTTAAGTAATAAGTCCGGATCATCGAGAAGCGCATCAGTCGCGTACATCCCCGTTTTGCGGATCGATGGGATTACTTCGTGTGTGATCCAGCGTTTGAAGGCGCGTGCTTCCGGCTTGCGACTTCCGAGGATAAGCGAGTATAGTCCGGACTCGTTCACAGTCTGTAGCGATTGCACTCCGCCAAGGGTGTCGGTTGAAGCTACACCCTTTTCGTCATCGTCCAATCTACCAAGCGCATCGCGGTTATTTGCTATTCCCAGTACCGCACATACGTCTTTCGCAACAAACCACGGTTCCCCTCCGACCATTACCGTCCTCACTTCCGCCGATTCGTACGTAAACACTTTCGTTAGCTGCTCCATTACGCTGCCTCCTTTTGTTTGGTTTTATATAAACGACTAAGCTACGAAAGGCAGCCGCGTCGGTATTATATCCGCCAGAACTCGAAGCTCTCCGCTATCATCCCGCACATTAACGTCCTCACCCTCGCGTACTTTTCGTATTAGTAGGACGCCGTCAGGGGTTACGCCCGTGTAACGCATAATGAACGGAGGTTCTGGCGTCTCCGTCACTTCAAACTCGTGAATTACGAAATACTTCGGAATGAAGCGATGTAGCGGCAGACCTTTCTTACGTAGCACCTTGCGTCTATACAGGAACTCGCGCATAGTACGCTCGTCCCATCCGAGCACATGCGCTGTTTGCCCGAGCGTAAACGTCGCCGAGCCAAAACGTCCGACAACGCAATGATTATCGTTCATAGTAGCGTCCTCCCTTTTCGTTAGTTTTATGGTTAAGCGGATATCCGCCTATACTCTTCAACGGGACTGGAGACCGCCCCGCACATTGACTGCTTCAATTCGAATGGAATCGTCGAACTACTTGCCTCACATTTTCCGGAAATAAATACTTCTACGTATATAGACAACGCTACGATTCCCTCCCGTACCTATTGCGGAAATTAGTCTTACACTCGTATTAACGTGGACAGATCGTATTCCGAACACCCGCTATATAAAAGCCGATATACTCAAGCGATCCGCACAATCTCCGTGTAAATATCCGTAATGACTTCGACCTCGCGCACCATCTGCGGAAAAATATCCCTATACTATAGATATGGACGCTAATTCCACAAACTGGGACACACGCTAATATATAAAGGCTATGCATCGTTACGCACTGTCTTCGGAATATAAATGCCTACACTATATAAATAGGACAAAAACACCAGAGTTGGGACATACGCTATGAAAAATTATTGGTAGTCAACACAGACTCCCGCACCTTTAGCGTATAAAAAGGACACTTCCTTCTTCCGGCAGCGCCCGTATATACTATATATCGTTACTTTAGGTAAAAATAACCCAATATATAGTGTCTGTAAACAGAATGCTTCAGAAATAAATATTAACTCCGTTATAATCCTCGCGGACCTGCCCGTAGCCCGCGAAGGCCCGATCGCAACTACTGAGACGATGGCGCATCCCTTTCGTAGAAGCGACCGGATAATACTTACCGCCTGCATTTGGCGCTACATGCGGTGTTATGCGAATTTATTGAATGCACGCTAGTATATAATCAACCGCGGACATACTGGCGAGATCCTCCACCGTATATGTGCCATTCAAGTCAATATCGTAAAGGTGGTCTTCCTTTCTGTCACCTACGCGCAGGTCTCCATCAATATCTTCTACACGCTCGACCATTACGTAGGTTTTATCGCAGCAGTTATCGACGGTAATCGCGATTGAGCTTCCAATTAGTAGCGCATCATACGTTTCGGCTGACGTCTCGCCGATAACGTCGAGATCCTTCATATACTTCGTCACTTTTACGCAATCCATCGTCTATCCCTCCAATGCCGCGATTAATACGCCTAACTCATTTTCGGCGTTATATATTTTATGTAGCGCTTTAAGTCCGATCGGTGACTCGAAGTGAATTCCGGTCCATTTATCCCCGTCGATCCTTGTAATTATCGCGCACTCCGCCTCAATATCGAGAATAACAACCAAGTTATCCTTAATCACGATTGTGTCGCAACCATCGAATCTAATCTTCTTCATGAATAGTCCCCCTTATATTTGAGTTAATAATTGTAATGCGATAAAATTCCCTCCGCGCGTCCGTACGTATAACCTTCCGTCAATTAGTAGGCCGCCTCGATACACCTTTCCCTACCTCCTTTTTTGCGCATAACAAATAAGCAGAAAGTTGTGGATTTTTCTGTAAATCGGTAGTATACTTGGTTTGTTAATATACGCTTGTGGTCATATTTACAATATACGCTTAGGGTCATAATATGTCAAGGGGGCTTTTCTATGTTAAAAATTAAACTAAAAATTAAAGAACTATTAAAAGAGAGAGGTGTTACACAAATGGAGCTATCCGGACTTACGGGAATCGCTCAAGCAAGGGTATCAAAACTGTGTAGCCCCAACCGTCAAGAAGTGAATTTAGAAATGCTAGAGAAGATCGCAAATAAACTAGAAATTACGGATATTAGTCTGTTGATAGACTTTGTACCCGCCGAAAATGACCGCGCCAAATAATGGTAGCGGTCTTTTCTTTACTTATACGGAGATAAATAAACCTATTAATATTAATAGGCATTTCGTACAACCGCCGAAATACACGCATATAAACGTGTGGCAGGCGAAGCGATATTCGAGATCGGGCGTAGGTTGAAGCACGTAAAGGAGAATGATTGGTTCACGGAGAGTGGGAACGGTGGTGTCGGGAGGATATCGACATGACTCCTCAGCACGCAAATCGATTTGTGAAAGTGTTCGATGAGCTCGGCGGAAACCGAATCTCGGGGTTCGATTCAGTCGGTGTCAGGGCACTCTACGAAATCCCAACTCTCCCGCCCGAAGAACGTACCAAGCCACAAGCAATCCCGTCAACCGGCGCAACGAAAACGGTCGATGAGATGACCGTTAGGGAGTTGTGCGGTGATTTAACGGTGATTCATAAGGGAGCGAGTTGGGGCGAATAGAACTGCGGACGGGGTTAGCCGCGAGATTATTTTTGTGTTAATACGTATAAAAATACAATTGCGTCGCTCTAATCGACGAGGTTGACGCGGTAAGACTGCATTGTGAGTGTCGCGTGCCACATCTTCATGTTGTTATTGTTATCCAACATCCGGCCCATATAGTAGAAAGTCTATCATTCGAAGGCTTTTTCTTATTGCGGTTTTTACGGGAGACAAATCCGCACTTTTCAGGACAAACAACAAACCAGGTAAATCTTCTTCGTCATTACAGCACTCCGCTATTGTCCTAATCCAATAAATTTTACGTGCAAGCTTTTCTTCATTAAGATTACATATCTGAATCATTGCCTGACTAAAATTAATTTTCTCGTCTATAAGTGCAGATATTACGGTCAGCAATTGCGGGCTTTCCAATGATTTATTTAATTCAAACATATCTAGAAATTTAGAACGCCTCTCGTCAATTTTCATATGCAACTCAAGTAAATTTCCTATGATTTCTGAGTCCTCTATCTTAAGTGGGGTTTGTTGTATAATTGAATCTAAACCCTCATAAAGCTCTGCAACATTTCGCTTTAAGTAGCCATTCCCTATCTTCTCCGCCTTTTTCATAAACGCTCGAAGTTCGTTAAGATTTTCAGTTCTATCAACCAAAAACCAATAAGGAAACACAGTTCCTGCTACCCCGAGGCTAGTTGCAATAAACGGCCATGTCTGCTGTGCGGGTAATTTAGAATCCCCCTCTAGTATATTCAAGTTTTCTAATCCCAGGCCAAATATATCGAGTATGAAATCCTGCGGAGGAAGATCAAGTATTTTTGATTTTAATCTTCCATTAGCATTTCCGATATCTGCATACCATTGGTCATTAATCTGATTGAACTCTCTTCTCAAAAATTGAGGAGAAATTGAAAAAGCAGAAGGGTTCTTCGAGTCTACTCTAACAGGAAGAGCATCTCCGTCACCACCCGCCTTTATTAAAGTAGAGGGCTTTGCCCTTCCAAGTGCTTCTAGCAACAGGACGACATCATTTGATGTAGGGACGACACTTACCCTCTCGAATGCTTCGATCCAATCTGGCTGGTCAGCCTCTGACTCGGGTAAAATTAGAAACGCTGAACGAACCAAAACAGCTTGATTCTGCATAGTATCCGCGTTGTTAACTTTATTAACAAGATCATCAATAAGCGTCGCCCGATCCTTAACGACATCATGCGGCTTCGGAATATAACCTAAGTATGGTTTAATTCTTGAAGACTTAGCGAGTAAGGTCAAAAAATCTGAGACGTCTTGCGCAAGTACAACTGCAACATCCCGAGACGGACCAAAACCCGCATGTAAGCCACCCGCTCTAGACTTAGCCAGTATCCGGAACATAGAAACTTTTGATACAATATTCTGCAAATGGAGCGCCTTATCTTGTATACCTTGAAATATAAATGTTGAAATTCCTATAGGGCTCTTTAATAGCTTGAGGAATTCATCAAAAATCTGAGATGCTGATTTGAATTTCTTGTCTGGAGATAGAAGCCCCTTAAATCCATAAATTTGTGTCATACAAGCATTGATAGCCTGCTCAGCAGAAGTTCCGATAAGGCCCACCTCAGGAGCGTAAAGTGCTCCATTTTCTCGTGTATCTGATCTTAAAGGAAGAGACAGTCCTATAAGTGCCAGATTCAGACTACTCACGCTTGCTTCTAACAGACGAATGCTATCTTTCTTAAGCAACGAAGGCATCAATACCACTCTCTCTCGTATCTACTATTTCGCTAAACATCTATTATCTGTATAATACAACGATATCTCTTTAAAAGCATTAGACTTGTTTATCTTACGAAAATCAGCCCCATAAACGAGTACATTAGTAAATGCCTTAACCCTCTTAGCGCTACCGTTGATTGTTGCTATATATGAAGAAAAGCAGGCCGGACTGCGTAGGCTTCCCGGCTTGATTTCTTTAGTTGAATATTGTATTAACTGTCGAGAACCTAACATGTTACTTCGATATGTCCAGCTCTCACCATGTAAGCATTGCGTCCTAGTAACAATCTACGAAATTACAAAGCCCTCACCTGAGAAACGAACACATCCACACACGATTCCCTTTTCGTAAATAAAAACGCCACCTCCCCGGAAGGAAATGGCGCTATTTTGTCGAAAGTGTACGTAATCCTATACGAAAGGACTACGCTTATGAGCCGATTTATGAAGCCGCTAACTTCTAACGTTCAATTTTATACCGCGCAGCTTGAGCGCGTGCCGATCGTCGTGTTCGTCGACAACGAACTTATGGGCAGCGGAGTAATCGAAGATATTACGAAGGTCTCCGTTAAGGTACGCGGCGAGTATTATATGCGCGATACCTGCACGTTTAAATACGCCAGCTAAACGATAAACTCCGTAAATACCGGACTCCGCAACATGCCCGCGCGAGTCCAATTTCGTATTTTCACACGCGCTCTAATCCGAGGCTCCACGTATACAAAATCGCTATCCTCGCCGATAATCAGCGCTTTGGACACGCCGTAGAACGCCTTTTTGTGCGTAGGCGATACGCCGAACTCAATAACGCCAGCCGGACGCATTTTACCGCTATCCGTAGGCACAGACGCCAGCCATCCGAACTCCGCCTTTTTGTATCCGCTCAAATAAACGTCAGCATACGTCCAGTTAATGATCTTCTGCCAAGATGCCGAGCGCCGACTCTCGTATACGCTATTCTTACGTTTAGCAACGACGCCCTCCATAGCTCGCGCCTGCATTTGCGCAAATAACGCCTCGCCAGCGCCTTCGATATACGGAGTCACGCCGAAGTGTGCGTTAGGTAGCGTCAGCCCTGCGAGTATTTCTTTACGCTCCATTAGCGGACGATTACGCAAGTCCTCGCCCTTATAGCGCAGAATATCGAACACAACGTAAGTGACCGGAAGAGTCTGCGTAAGCTGCCGGATTTTATCAGCACGGCGGGCTTGAAAACGCGACATGACGGATTCGAAGTCGATCGCGCCAGTCAGCGGATCAACGCAGGCAATTTCGCCGTCAAGTACGATGTCATGCGGGAAATATGCGTTAGTGCTCCCGTTTATTTCGGGATACTGGCGCGTACATTCGTTGTTATGGCGCGTATATAAGCGGACTGTACCGTCCATTTGCGAATATATTAAGCGGTGACCGTCGATCTTCGGCTCGTAGATATAGCGCGAGTCAGAGAACGGGGCTGCCGCTGTTTCTAGTAACATCGGAGAAATAAACATATTACCACCTCTACGCTAATTATAGCGCTAATGAAAGAAGGATTGAGCTGGAAAGTTTGGGAATCTATTTTTATTCTATACATAATGCATATTTCCTTTTAATATTTATGTCTTTTGTGTGAACTCATTGACTTTTTGGATAATTTTACCGTATATTAAAGAAGCCCCACTAAGACGTGAGTTAATAACGAATTGTTAATTGCCGTCTTAGGAGCTCTCCTTATCTATTTGGGAGGGCAAACTAAGAGAGAGGGGGTGAGAAGAAAGGAATGATGCGTTTTAAAAAATATATTGAGATTGTTGTTGTACCTATAGCGATTAGTATTATTATTGGTTTATTCACATCTATTGTTTATGATTTATTTATCCGACCTATATTTATTAAGTAGTACATACTTAAAGTAAAGCAGTACATATACCATAAAGCAGTACATATATCATAATAGAAGTACATATTGAAAAGAGACCACTTAAAATGATGGTCTCTTTTCTTCATTCCCATCTAACTCGTGATGCTTTCCCCATTAAGACGCCTCCTTCGCGTTCAGCCCCGCGATTATCTCGTCAATCCCGTCGAGCGCTGTCTCCGCTCCGTGCATCAAGGCCGCGTAATTGAACGTATCGCCGGAGTTGATAGCGCGTTCGATGCGTAGGCCGTCCGGTGCTTCTACGCGGATTAGGACGTAGCCGGCGGATTTGAGCGCGGAAAATTCGTTTGGTTGGCGGCAATCCGTTACCACTGCGCGGAAATCAAGGTCAGCGTAGTAAGCGCGTTGGACCTCCGCTAGACATTTGCGTATCCATATGTCTGCGTCAACGTGCTCACGCATAAATTGTCCGTGAAACTGGTAGCCGGCGCGTGGCTTAGGATCGCGGGGAATCTCCGGATAACGGCGGTGGAAATCGCGCTTCAACTCGTCGCCGAACGCAAATTGCGTATATCCGTATTTGGACGCAAGGTAATCGCCAGTAGCGGACTCGCCTGACCGCAATTTTCCGATTAAGCCTATGTTTTGATAGCAATTCATAATTTTCACCCTCATTTCTTGTGTATAAATTCACTAACATAAATTTCCGATATAGGAGTTAGAGGTGATAATAATGAAATTAGTACCCGCAACGAGTGACACAGAACTTAAAACTCTGAAATCACATTATTCTGCGATGCAAAAAGAAGAGTTAGAACTAATTAAGGCAGACTTAGAATCGCGAGAAGATGATTTAAAGCAAGTGCAGTTTGCTATTGTTACATTAGGTATTCTAGTTACTCTCTTTAACAAGGTTCTATCAGAGAGTGCTGGGATCGCCGCTATGACTATGGTTCTTATGATAGTTGGAGGGATAAGCGGAGTCGGGATATTCTACTCCATCCGGTTGCGTAAGACATCATTACAGCGAAGAGTTGTCGAAATCGTATTGAAGGAACTCGATAATAAACCCACTCAAACGACTAGACGTGTAACTTCTCGTCGGTCAAGTTAG